CTCGCGTTTTTCTAATTAGGAGATCATATGAAAGTTTCAATCGAAGAATTAATTATAGCAGTAAATACATCTAAGTCAATGGCTGAGGCAGCTTCAAAACTTCCAATAAATTTTAAGACGTTTAAGAAGTACTGTAAAGAGCATGGACTTTGGAATACTAATCAATCAGGAAAGGGTTGTAAAAAACCTAGACCAAAATTTGAGTTAGATGAGATTCTATCAGGAAAGCATCCAGGATATCAATCATCAAAACTTAAAAAGAGGTTAATGGTAGAGAAAAATTGGAAACATGAGTGTTCTAGTTGTTTTCTAACCACATGGTTGGGAAATCCTATCCCTTTAGAACTAGATCATATAAATGGAAATCCTTTTGATAATCTTGAATCCAATTTGCGATTACTCTGTCCAAATTGTCATGCTTTGACTCCAACATATAGAGCTAAGAATAAGAGATCTTGATTGTATTCTTGATCTCTTATCCTAGTCAAGTTGTTTTTAAGCAACAAGTTCGTGATAAGCCTTAGTCTTCAACTTGTCACCTTCACCGAATTCTGACTTATCGAATTGACGATCACGAGCAGTTCGGAATGTACCATGAGTTTGCATTTCTGTCACAGCATTCAGCAAACCCCACTTAGTACCATAATGCATTTCAGAACCTGCACCCTTGCTGTAGAAGTGCATCAATGCGTCAATATTTCGTTCTTGACCAATTGTAGTCTTACCTTTTGGTGCTGTCAACTTTGCAAAAAATTCCTTAGCAAAATCATCAGTTACTTTTTGTTCAGCAAGCTTCTTCAGATTTTCAATGAAATTAGACCAACCTGAATCAATCAAACCCAAATCAACCTTGAATTCACGAGCATCAAACTCACTAGCATGTGTCTTACGCACAACCTTACCTTTTTCATTCAAAGCTACTGCCAGAGTATTATTACAAACAACACGAGTACTTGTGAACTTTGCTTGAGTACTAAGAGTACCATCTGCAGAAGTTACCAGCAACAAATGACCTTTGATATTATCGCCTGGAACAATTTCAGCAAACTTATCCAGTTCAGCAATAGCCCAGAAACGCTTACCACCAAACAAAGTACCTGCTGCTGAGAGTTTCATTTTATTCAGTTCAGTAAATTCACGGAAGAATTCAAGAACTTCTTTAGGCTGCACTACATGATATTCATCAGAAACTACACCCAAAACATCATATCCATCAGAACGATACAAAACCTTTCGACTTGGATCTGCAGTAATTCCATCTGGAGTTTGATATCGCATGGTACTTTCATAAATCTGCCAGTCCATACCGGCCTCCTTAACCCATTGTTCAATAGGTGCATCCTCTGACAAATTATTTCCGAGTCGGTGCCAAATGCTATTGCGTAAACCTGTGAAAGCAAATTCAATGAAGCCGTTTTTACGAGAAGTTAAGTTGTGTGTCATTATTTACCATGCCTTTCTGTGTATCCGAGAGTTTTAATTATCTCATCACGAAAAGAGCAAGCTGTATTAAAGACCTCTTGCTCATTACAACTGTCATATCTGAAAAGTTTTCTGAATCTTTTCGTACTATTCCATTGTACAACAAAATAAGTAAACCCTTTTGTTGTTTGTTTGTAAACCCCGCACTTTCCTGTCTTATTTTTAGATGACAACTTTGAATTTCTCATATTCAATATGTTATCAACTTCTCTCAGGTTTTCAGGGTCATTATTTAGAGAGTTGCCGTCAATGTGGTCAATGATCGAATCACTTGAAAGTCTACCATTTTTCAACAAAAACACAATCCTATGTACTAGATATCTTTTTGATTTATATTTATACCTTAAATAACCAGATGAACTATCAAATTTAGTTGATTTAACTCCATCTTTAAATTTCAATTTGAACGGATTATATTCTATTTCAAATATGCTCCCCCAATCTACTGCAGTATAGTCCAGTCGCATAAAATAACTCCTTAATTACGATAAAAGAATTATACTTCAATTTTTAAGCTTGAATGTTGTTTTGTTGCAACGGTTGAAGATATTTTTGAACAATTTCTTCAACAAGAGGATTTCCAGTAATTCGGTCATAAGTTGAATTCCAGAAACCTGACTTTGAGGCAAAATGCAAAGCCTGATTGACTGTAAGATATGTTTTCGATGCACGATATTCTGATGCACCAAACTTTTTAAGACCACGGAAGGTTCGATCCGTATCATGAGAATACCAACGACCATTCACCTTCACTGCAATACCAATATGATGAAAGTTTACACCAAGCTTTTCTTCAGCTTCTTGAGGGCACAAGATCTTTTCATCATTAGGAATCTTTTCATTTGTATTCTTCCGGTCTACAGAAAGGATTCTAACCTCAAAACCAAGAGATTCAAGCATCTTGCCAAGAGTTGATGCATACACACAACATCCACCAAAATTAACACTATCAACGTGCTTGTTTACTTCAGATCCAATTTGCTTCAGGATCTTCAGGATACGAACTTCATTGCGAAGGTTAGAAATGGCTTGAAACATTTTTCTTCCTACAAAGTTAAGATGTAATGATTGTCTTTCAAAAATAGTAAAAGGTCAAGTACCTTTTGAATACTTGACCTTCTTGTGTGATTATGCCTTCAGGGCATTGATTTGTGCTTGCAGTTCTTCAACAGACAGACCCTTCAATGCATCTTCTTGCTTAGAAGCCAGAACTTCTTCCAGCTTTTGACGTTGTTGTTGACGTGCAACAGCAGTAGCCTTAGCTTCAGCTTCTTGCATCTTATCCGCAATGATGTACTTCAGAATATCAAGTTGCAAAGTCAGCTTATCTTGTGCTGGATTCGAACGAACCTTCACAAAGCTTTCTTCTTGAGCTTCCTTGATCTTGGAGTTGACTGCCTTAGCAATCGTATCCAAATCAAAACCATTTCGGCTAGTCAGAGGAAGATCCCACAGATCTTCAGTTGTCAGTTGACCACGAACACTATCAAAACGCAGCTTTTGCTTAATTGCCTTTTCAAACATAATTTTCTCCTTTAAAAGTTAACTGTGACTGTCTTACGGATCTTATCACCCTTCACCACAAAAGTACAAGAGTTCTTTTGAGTAGAAGAGAAACCAAGTCCAGAAAGTTGCTTTTCTGCAACAGGGCACTTTGTCTTATTACCAAGAATTTCAAATACCTTTCGATGAACTTCAAGATCACTTCGCAAAAATTCATTATAGATACCACGAGTTTCTTCTGGATTTACACAACCTTCCAGAATAAAGAACCAGTGCTTATTGCCAACAGCATTATCATCCCAATAGTTTGGACTATTCATGATAGTATTGACCTTGACCAAAGATTCGGTTTCGATTCCCCAAATCTTTTGACTGCTTGCAGAATGAGGCAGATGGTGTTCAATTGAGAACTTTCCATCCTTCAATGTAACTACAGCTACAGTCACCCATTCCTTATTCTTCAAAGGCTTTGTGTATTCATATTCAAATACATTACCTTCAAATTCAATTTCAGCCTTAAAACCACCTTCTGTTGGAGAACGGAAAGCCCAATTATGAATCTTACACACATACTTACCTTCTGGCATGCTACTGATATCAGGGAATGTAATATTCTCAACAGGAACATATCCAACAGGGGCAGCAGATGTATAGTCAACATCTTGAACACCACCAGACTTATTATGTTTACGATTGTTCCAGCCTACACGTTCACCATTACCATAGCTGTCATGTACTCCATTTTCAGCCTTAGTTCCATTTCCAGGCATGAACACATGCAAATCCATCAGACTGGTATTACGCTTATCATAATTCCATTGGTGTGAGAAACGGAATACACCGTCTACACGACCACCACGGGATTGAACAGCCTTACGCAATTCTGAATCAGCAATATTACCATTATAAGACCAAGCAAAATCATTATTCCACTTGAACAGATGTGCAACATCAGAATGAACTGGTGCAGTCAAACTGACAAAATTAGTAGCATGAGAATTCTTTACAAGCAATTCAATAGAACTAGCCTTAGGCAGAATATCCTTCACAAACTCATCAATAGACATTTCAACTGCTGTATCTTCCTTGACCTTAGTTTTCTTGACAGAACCCATCAAAAGGTCTTCAATGCCACCCTTCATCTTGGACTTGGTTTCATTGTCCACCCACAGAACATTATTCACTGACACATCTTCAATGACAGCAAATCGACGTTGCAATGCATCTTGAAGATCCAATTCCTTGATTGTCTCCATTGCAGATTCTACCATCTTAGGTGTAATCAAAGCAGTTGGACGCTTATAGTTTGCAGGAGCAACCTTAGATTCAAACATCTTAACTGCAGTTTCAATATCAACACCAGTAGACAGATCATATACCAAAGTACCAATTACTTCATTCTTGAAGTGCGAGATATTTTGATGCATGCTGGTAATTGCAAAGATTCGCTTTTCGGACTCAAACTTAATCTTATCGTACTTCACTTTGATATTACGGAAGCTACTAACCTTAGTCTTGAATTCCTGACCACGATACAAATTATTGGACTGAATCAAATCAAGAACAGTATCCAATGCTTCAAGAGTAATTTCATTCAGACCACGGATGAACACATCAAGACTAGTGTTGAATTGGCCACGATCAGCATCTGGAGCCTTTGTAAAGTGCTTAGAATCAACCTTACCATAGAAGTGATTCCAATTGATAAAAGAACCATCTTCAATCTGCTGACGAGTAACTTCTGCACCATATTGAAGTTCAGAAGAACGATACAAAGAAACAACCTTCTTTGTCTTCAAATAATCAGACATAGCCTCAGACACAATATTGTAAGGATATGGAAGATTTTCAAAGTTATCCCAAACTGTTTGAATCTTACCATCAATAATTGCAACAGCAGCACCAAGATTCTTTACGAAATTCCGGCAGCAAGAACAAGTATGTGTAGTATTTGTCTTGTAAATAGGATCACTATCTGCGGGGAAAGCAGACAGATATACAGACCACAGTTCGTCAGTATTTACATCAGTAACATACATTTCATTCTTCTGAAGTGCAGTCAGACGAGAATTAACTTGCTTCGCAAAAACCTTAAAATTAGACATTTGATTCCTTTAATTAATTAGACTATAAATTACAAAACTTCTTGCTTTAGACCCCACCATTTACCATGTTGGAAGCTTGATGGATCATCTAGAAATTCAGTTGCCTTATATGTATGGAAAGTATACTTCCCCCAAAATTCTCCGTTATATGTTTGAAAAGTAAGTGAATACTCATCTTCATTGTTGTAGAATTCTTTGTCATGTTGTGTAAGATAAACTCCATTTCTTGTTGGGGGTTCAGTTCGCATATCAAATGGACCAACAAGATCTTTTAGATCAATATCGTCAGGTTTAATATTTTTATGATAGTTCATATAATCCTTAAGTAGAGAAGAAGCTTTATAAGTGTTATTCAGATCTGGGGTAGAAATTACTTTAATTGGAACAATTAACCATGAATCAGGAATAGTCTTAAATTGACGAAGATGATTCTTTAGAGGTCCAATTCCAGTCCATACTTTACCAGTTTCTGACCAACACCACATCCGTTTATCAGCAGGACTACCACCTTTACTATATAGCTTCTTTTCAGTACACCAGATTTTAAAATAAAGTTTATTCACAGTTACTCCTTAATAGGTTTATCTTTAGATTCTTTCTTTTTATCCTTATGTTTACCTGCACCAGTTTTAGTGATAGCAGGTACAACAGGATTGCGCTTTTTAGGTGATTTAACGGTAATTACCTTCATAATATAGTGGTGCAGTTCTATGTGTAAACTTAGGATTTTCTGGCATTCTATCAAGAATTCTTGAAATATTTAGTTCAATTTCAGATTTAGTTGGAATGTATTCATTAAACAATAATCGTTCTTTGAGAAATTGTAGCATTTCAAAAGGCCAAACAATTTCAGTTACTTTAAATTCTCTAAACAAAAGTTCAGAGTAAAGAATTTGGTGTCGTTCATAAAGCCACAACATCTTATCAACAAAGAATTTAACATGACCAGTACCAAGTGTATAGATACTTGGAGTATCTTTGTAACATGTTTTCATCTTACCAGAATACACAGCATTCGGAATACGAATAAGTTCTCTGTATTCAGCCATGAGATGCTTATCACAAAGTTCAGAAGGATCAACTAGATTAATGCGAGTCATGTTTAAAAACGTAATGAGTTTTCTGGTTTGCTTGGTCATCACAATTACATGCTGAAATCAATAGACCTACAGCAAGTACAATCAAAATCTTCTTCATGTCACTCCTTTAAGAATCAATGCACAAATGATAGTTTCAGTCTTCAAACCTGTCAATGTCTTCTTGTAGTTCTTTTACAACAGTTTGTAGATCTTCTAATGTGGTGTAACTTGAAGTAAGAACATTTCCACCATACCTGATGACTTCTGAATGACCATCCGCATACCTCCAAGAGAAATCAAAAGAGATACCATCAATCAATTCGTGATAATTTCGAGAAGTAGTTTCGACTTCAATTACATCTACAGAATATTCTTCCATTAAGTCGGAAAGCTTTTCAAAGAATTCCTTTTTATCTATTTTCAGTTTTTGTTCTGGTGTCATTCTACAATCACCCAACTACCTTCATTGATATATTTCAATACTTCATCAATTTTATAGTCAATTCCATGATTCAGATCATCTTCAACCCAACACAAAATGACAATATAATTACCTGAACCTTCAACTATAAAATTAGACCCGCGCCAAATAGTATATACATAACCTGGATCGGAAGGAATTTCAACCTTAAAATAATCTTTATCTTTAAATAGATCTTCTTTAGCAATGTTAGGCATTATTTATTCCTTTCAGTTTATTAAGAATAGTTTCAATAATTGTTTTATCTCTTTCGAGAATTGTGTAAGCAGTAATATAGTAATCAGGTGAAATACTTCCACTGTTGTCAATGTTTACTTCTTGACATTGCAAACTATCCTTAAGTCTGCACTCAATTTTAGCAATATCTTCTTCGGTAAGTTCAATCAGTGGCATATTCACCCTTCTTAGTCAAAGAAACTTTATAACCTTTTGAAATAAGGTAATTTACTGCTGAGTCAACAGAATCTAGTTCTGACTTCACTACATCAAACTCTTCAAATTTGAACCAAGTATCATAACCATCGGTGAACTTGATTTTGTAACTATTATCGCGCTCATTACGCTGAACAATTTCACCATGAGCACCGTTTCGACTCTGGCAAGCCCATTCAAAGTCATTCAAGTCTTTAATCTTTACTTTAGTGCCAATCATTTAGTTTCCTTAATTCAAATTAGACAATGTTTCAAACCAGAACTTCTTAGCTGCTTCAGATACATGAGGCATGATTTCCTTGACATTAAAACCAGATGCAATGATAACATCTTTTTCTTCCTTCATCACATCACCCACAACCCACTTGATATATGCTCCTGTATTTGTTACATCAATGTCCAAACCCATTTCTTTCATCTTATCCAGACCTTGCTTGAGTCGATTTTCAGATACAGCAGAAGTAACTAATTCCTTGATAGAATTCAGCTTCTCAATATCGACAGCAGCGATTTCCTTTAGTGTCTTCACCTTGGAAGCAGAATGCTTTTCACCCTTGACCTTGAATTTCAGATTTCGTTCAACATTCCACCAAACAATACCTTCACCAATTCCAGAAACTCCATGTGCTTTACCAACTGGACATTCTTCTTCAACAGCAATTGTCAAATCTACAAGTTGGTTTTGCACAGCAGCCGGATCATTGAAGTCAATCGAAATTTTCCATGTCGGGTAGTCATAGATGCAACGGATTTCTTCGGTACGATGTACAACAGATTGAATTTGTTCAGGAGTCAGTTCTGTTCGAATATCATTTTCCCAAATCAAAGTAATATTAAAAATCACAAACATCTTAGGGGGTTGATTCAAGGCAACACCTTTTTGAATAGAACCTCCACACCATTCACCAAATACTACAATTTTAGTTGGAGTATCATACTCGAAATGTTTACTGGTACTAGAAAGATTTGTAATTGTAAGACCTAGATCCTTAATGTTGCGTTCACCCCACATTGCAAATCCAGCATTATCTGATTCAATACTAATTTCTCGTTCACGAGATTGAAATACATGACTCATATCAGGATTAAACACAATAGAAGCATTTGTACCATGCAACTTGACAGTACCAATGAATTCCAATGTTGGCAGAGGAACTTGATGATAGTTGGAGTTATCGCGCACATGCTTGATAACGTTCTTGAATTGTTCAATAGATGCGTACTTTTCCATATTATTATTTCCTTTATTCATTATTTACAAAACCAGTGCATTTTTCAACCCACACAGGATCAAAGTCAATAGGCCAAATAAACCAACCACTTCTAATCCCATGTTTCATCACCTTCATCTACCAATTCTTCCATTCGATCAAGAACTTCCTGAGCCTGTACCCAATGAATAGAATTAGAACCATCACCACCATTTGTGATTACCATGTGAATTTCTTTCATATACATTTCCTTTCAATAAAATTTATGATTCCCTTATCACCATTAGTAGAACTTATGGTTTCCGATCTTAACCTTCATTTTCAACTTAGTCAACCAAGGTTGTTGTTTTGAGGTCACACTCTTATGTACAAAGTACAAAGCATTTTCAAGTTTAGGATTAGGCTCTATTAGCCCCGTATAGGCTCTTAGAGCGATTTCTTTAGCTTGTTGGTATGCTTCTATGTCCTTTGCATTTAAACCGCTTAAACGGCCTTTTAAGACGTTTACAACATTTGTTGTCCTGTTTACAGGACTATACCAGCTAAATTGAAAAGGTTGTTTAATAACCTTACAGACTGAAGGGGGATAAGTCATAGCTTTAGCTCTGTTCATTGCAACTTGAGCTACAGCTTCTTGTCCTTTAATCTGCTCACCTCTAGCTTCAAAGAAGATTGTAGCAGCTAAACAGTTGATCTCAACTTGATTTGCATAAGTTATGTTGCTAAAAAACAACAAAAGAATTAGTATATGTTTCATGATTTTTAATTTAGTGGAGGGTCTGCCAGGAATCGAACCCGGATTTAGAGAGTAGAAATCTCCTGTATTGTCCATTATACGACAGACCCATTTAAGAAATACCTAGAAACTATCTGCAAAAGTTATCCAACCTGAAGTATCTAGAATTCTTTGGAATTGCTTTTGTTACAGTATTTGATCGAATATCTGAATTTTCTAGGTATTTCTTAAACCTAATTATTCATCAGATTCTTTGATTACAGTAGGAATATTTATTACAGGAATTGCATTGAAAACTTCTTCAATGAATTTTTCACGTTCAGGATCTTTCTTTTTACCAAAGATTAGCTCATAGTTATCTGAAAACTTCTTATGATCTTCTGGACGTTGAATTGAACCTTTACCTGCTTCAAAATACGCTGGCATAAATTTCTCCTTAATACATTGGTGTCTCCACAGAGAATCGAACTCTGATCAGCCGCTTATCTGGCGCTACGGGGTATAAATCCGCTGTTTTACCATTAAACTACAGAGACTTTAAACTTTCCCATACGCAAGGTCTAGAACAATAAAAATTCTTTCTCCCATTCTTTATATGGAATTTATAATTTTTAATCGGATATTGAAAGATTGAATTACAAATAGGACAAGTCAACTCCAGTGTCATTTTATTATTTAAACGATAAAACTTTTCTGCTTTTTGTTTATTCTCTTCTGGAGAAAGAATTTGTAGGTTGGATATGTTATCATTAGTTTTATCATTGTCGATATGATCCACATGCTCATTTTGAGACAGGAATCTACCCAAATGTACTGACATCTTATATCGAGCATAAGAAAGAGTAGTCCTAACTTTGGAATCAGATTTTAAAATTAAATTGGCCTGAAATCTTCCTTCTTTCTTATGGAAAATAACATACAACCAATAATCATCAAATGGATATTCAGCTTGGACTCTTTTCACTACATCACCTCTTCCTACGATTAAAGAATCGATTAGGATTACCTTGATTAGAACTATAATTATAGTACTTCTTTACAATTACAGGACGAGGTTGTTCTTGATATTTATTTTGATTTGCAGTATGTTGACCAAGAGCATAACCTGCTAGAGCACCTGTAGCTCCCCACAGCATACTATTATCTTGATGTGCTGGAGGTGCTTGCACATTAACAACTTGAGGTTGTGGAGCATATTGTACCTGCGGCTGAACCTGTTGTGTTGGTTGACCTGCGGGCTGAATAGGAATTTGAGGTTGATATTGTTGTGTTTGGGCAACAGGAGTTGGAGGTGTTTCAACCTTACTACAAGCTGTCAATACAACAGCAATCATTAGCACAGAAATAAGCTTTTTCATTTTGAATCCTTTCAATAAGTATCAGTTTGATCTAGAAGTTCACCACGTTTTGATTTACGTTGATAAGTATAATCCTTTTTCTTTTTCTTATCTTTAACTGGTTTCTCATCCCAATCATATCGTTTAGGTTTACGAGTCTTTTGAAAACCACCAGCTTCATCCGAGAAAACATAATAATTAGACATTAATATCCTTTTAGCAATTCACTAATATAAGCAGCCTGATAATTTACTGCAGAATCAAAGTCTACATCAATTACTACAGGATACAAAATTTGATTCATATAGTTTACAGCAAAAACACTATGCAATTTATAATCAATTAGACTCCTTCGGATATCGTAACCATCAACTTCTTCACTAACCAACTCTTCAAAATCTTCTTTAAATTCAGTCATTATAATCCTTAACTTCAATTACTTCAGAGAACACTGCAAAATGATACAGAGTTTTAAACTCATCATAACAAATTGAATACATTCCATCAGGCTTTTCATAATAGTAAACTTTATAACTACCAGGAAAAGTAAAATAACTTCCGTTACTTAACTTATACAAAGGAACAGGATCTGCATAAGGTGAATTAGGAAAATCTTTGATATCGTGTTCGTTAATCATTTTTTTTTTACTCTTTTCTAGCATTTCATTGAAAAATTTCAATTGCCCTTGAGCAATTCTCCCGGCTTCTTTCATTGCACGTAACATTTTTCAAGCCTTATATTTAATGTCAATCTTTACAATTTTCTGATCGTGAATATTAAAATACTTCTTGAAAGTTCTAGCCTCAGCACGAGTTCTCCAAAACTTTACTGTTGATAGTTCTTTAGTTACTTTATAAACAAGTCCCCAAGCATGACTAGATTTAGGGTCATCTTCTACTCTTGTAAAATCTTCCGAAGTAAAAAAGTAATCTCCAATTATATCAGAATGAACCCCATGATGAACTGAATATAAATCACAGTCAGGCTCTTTGTATTTGATTTTGAAGATAGTTCCAGGCATAAAATACTTATGTATATCTAACCCAGGAATACTCCATACTCTAACACAATCACCAATTTTAAACTTATGTTGCATATTTACCTTTCGTTAACTTGTTTGATGAGTCTATTGTACTTCTTTTCTATGTGAGTCTGCAATGTAAATTTCTTTCTGTTGCATGAAAGCTACAATATCGTTTTCACTGAAAAGCTTATGCTCTCCAAACACATTGTAAGACGAATCAATCCCAACGTCAAGAATTTTTCCAGATCCTTGATACATTCCATGACTATGACCATGCAGCATATAACTACCGTAATGCTGGCGATTCCAAGAAGCAATGGGATAATGCATCAAACAAGCTTTGGTACCTTGGATTTCAACTTCATCATAAAGTTTCCAACTAAGAATAATACCTTCGTGCTTAAGACGATTCAAATGTTGTTCATTATCATGATTACCTTTGATTACAATCTTTTGACCTTTGAGTCTAGCCAAAAGCCATTTAGTCTGATCATATTTACCAAATGAAATATCACCAAGAATGTAAACAAGGTCTTCATTCTCTATTTGCGAATTCCAAATGTCAAATAGCCATTGTTCATGATCTTCTTGAGAAGTAACCAATTTACGATCAGTAAACTTACAAATGTTCTTGTGAAAGAAATGTAAGTCTGATGTGAAATATCTTTTCATGTTATTTCTTTCTATTAACCAATAAATTGATATTCTGCAGTCATATACCAATCTGGAACTGAATCTTTATCATTTTCTGAGTTGAAATCCCTGACAAAAGTCTTTGCATAGAATTCATTCTCAAAATAAATTACTTCATCAACTTTAGAACCCCAACCTCGTTCATATTCCATTAGGATAACCTTATGGCGACTAAATTCAACTTGACCAATTCGTTTCATATTATCATGCTTTCAAAATTACTTCATGACTACATTGTGGACAATCAATCCACTCCTTACCATCAGATCCTCCAGAATAATCAACGCCATGATACTCTTTACACATTTCATTCTCCTTAAACTTCCAACTTAGACACTATGATACCAGCTTGCTTCAACAAGTCAAGACCTCTTACATCTCTATACTGTTGTAAGAAGACAACTCTTTGAACCTTAAGCCAGATCATGTTACTTGCACATTGAGCACATGGCGAAAGAGTTGTGTAAAGGGTGCTACCTTCTACTGCTACACCTTCTCTTGCACTTTTATTCAAACAAGCTTGTTCAGCATGCACTACTTCTGGTTTTGTTATATATACTATATCCCTAGAATTGAAATTATATTCTTGAAACTCAAGTTCATTTCCAAGTTCTTTTGGAAGACCATTTACTCCAGGGACAATGATTCCAGTGCGAGTAACTAAACAAGCACCAACTTTAGTACGTTTAGCATATGATAATCCAGCATGCAATAAAGCAGTCTGCATATAAACTAAATCTAAGGATTCCTTATTTGCCATTGTTCATTTCCTTTACCCAACCTTGAGATGTCGTATACTCAACAATCTTAACTCCAAAATCTTTAATAGCTTCTTGACAAATAAGACAAGGTTTAGCCATTGCCATACTTGAATCTTTTAGATATCTTTCAACAGTTAATCGATATATAGGTTTGTCACCACATCTAACCAAACATTGAATTTCAGCATGAAGCTTGTCCTTGCATTCAAGATTAACTCGTTCAGCATAAGCTTTCTGCAAAGGATGAGATTTATTGTATTGATTATGACCTATAGAAAGAAGTCTTCCTTTTCGGTCATAAGCTTTGGCTATTAGAATATATTTTACTTTGGACATTAAATACCAAGATATACAGCAGGAAAAGCACCCTCATACGATGGTTCACAATCTTCCCAAACTGTTTCAACACCATATTCTTCTTGATATTCAATTGTCCACAAGGAGATTTCAGATACCGTGTCAATTTCTACATATTCAAAATCAATACTCTTTACAACTTTAGCTTCAGGATTCATAGTCTGAAGTTTTTCAATCAGTTCCTTGACTTTCATTTACAACCTCCAAATTATAATCATGATACCAACCCCTAAGTAAAGGATTATCTGTTTCAACAAAAACATGGTCTGTGTTTATAGATAAATATTTAACAGTTCCAATACCAAAATTACATATACCTAGTTCTGGCTCAGGGTTCTTATATTTTATTTTATCTCCAACCTTCAACTTTTTAACTTCTGATACTTGCATGATTATTCCTTTTCTGTTTTATCAATTACTTTAAGATTTCGACACCGAAGCATTCTCTTTAGACGTTTTACTGTATCTTTCAAATCAAATGTCCAATTATAATATTCTCCATTTACATTTCCGTATAAAGTTTTATCTTCAACTTTCAAAGTGAAAAAATATTGATTCTTAATAGAGTATTTGTGTTTGTAATAATCCCAAAATTCAATAGATTCAGGATCATATGATGCACAACCTCCAGATTTGAAAACAATCATTGGTTCTACTTCATTGATTTCGATATGAGCTTTTGCACCACGAAATAATTTTCGATATTTTGGACAAATTTGAATATGATTACGTTTGTAACCATACATTGACCATCCGGGATATTCTCCTGAAAACTCACAAATCTTTTCAATTCCAGCCATCATTACTCCTAAACTTTAGACCATTCGGTAATCTTCTCAAGTTCTTTACTTGATTTATTCCAAGTATAACTTCCAAAGCCAGGGACTTGTAAACAAACCTTAGCAAGATTGTCGGAAATATGTTGTATAAATCCGACAATCTCTCCAAACTTGGTACAGAACTTGACATTATCTTTTAGTTCAAGAACTTTACCTTGTTTGTCTTTCATTTTAGGACATCATCTTTTTCAGCTTACGCTGGATCTGGATCATATTTTGTTCTTCCGTTTTCATACTGCGCAAAGCTTCACGAAGACCGTTCAATCGTTCATAAGCAATTTCACCTTCAATTGTACCAGGAATAGCACAATCCCATGCTTCAGTGATTTCACCCTTTGCAATACGAATAAAGAAGTTCAAATCTCGCAGATTTTTTCGCATAAAGGAGTGAATCCGCTGAATTTCAGCATGAGTAAAGCTAGGTTTAACTTCTTGGATCTTAATCTTCTTTTTGCTTTTCAGAATAGCAGGTACTTGTTGTGTCATTTTATTTCCTTTAATCATTTAGGTTAATTTCATTTACTTCATACACAAAGTCTGAAGCATCTTTGTTCAATGTAAACACAGTATTTGTTTGAATACAATATCCAGACAATGAACCTTTATATGCACCAGTATCAATGTTCAATAGATTACCAAAGCAAAGTGGTTTGTCCATGATTGTGTGTCCTGAAATAATCAGGCTAAGATTAGGATGAGAAAACTTTGCAAGGCGATCAATCCCCTTCTGGTTTAGCATATCATACGAAGGCATTGGATGTCCATAGAATTCACCAAATACAGCACGACCCCAAAAACTAAAATCACCGTCAAGAGAAGACAATGTAAGCATTTTCCTAAGAATATCAGGATCTTCAATATCAGCATCAGTGATTTGATGGTCAATCAAACCTACATTCAATTCTGCATGAACAACATGTACTTTATTTCTACCTTCAACTGTAAGCATGCGAGGAAGTGTTTCAATTTTAGCTACAACGTCATCGATGGTCTTTGCGTAGACCTCGAAACCATCGCCGTCACCCGGCACGATGTCCAGCAGGATCCTGCGCACGTCCAGTTCTGGCGGCACCACCGGCTCACCCTGCGCGGCCTGGGCTGTCGCATCGCTGGTCGCCTTATCAAGTTCGGCCAAGATTTCACCGCGCACAGTCAGTCCGCGATCAACGTCATTGCGTAACGCGTTTCTTACAAGTTGCAGGGCTGCGCTGCCGACGAGCACATAGTGTGGGTCGGACTGCTGGGCCTGGGCTGGCTGTGTTGTTTGTTGTGTCATAAGTCCTCCTAAAAGTTCAAAGTTGTGCAATCATAGCATTGTCAACAAAGAAGTCAAGGGGTTGACAGAAAAATTTTTACGCATACAATTGAGTCTGCGGGGTTACGGGGCTGACGGGAACTGACCGACAACTCACCTCCAATCTTCCTCCAATCTTATTTATATAAGGATTAAGTTATGCATATGAAATGTAAGTACTGTGGAAGCACATATCATGAAGAGAAAGATTGTAAGATCAAGAAGCTGAACATTCTTGTAATCCTTTCAGTTTTGGCAGTTCTAATGTTCTGCCTTCAGACTTCTACAAAGAATTATCAAAATTACTTGAACTGTTGTTCTTATACAACAACGATTGACAGGATTAATTTTTAACACTAAGATCTTGTCATCTTAACTTTTTGATTAAAGAAATGAAAAGGTATACATATTCTCCACCAAGAGTTCTATATCGAATGGAACATCCAGCAACAAAACAAGGCCCATTTGCCGAAACAGACGATTTTACTAACTTTAGTTCACGACATTGCGATACTTTGAAGTATCCTGATCTAAGACAAGATGGTCTACCAACAAGAAATGGTTTCTTTTGTGCTACTAGAAATAAGAAACAATTGAAATATTGGTTCAATGCTAAAGAACGTAAACACTTGTACAATCTAGGTTATGAGGTTGTAAAATTTAAAGTTAAAAACCATTCAATGATAAAGTTTACTAATGTACAATGTGTCTTTCATAAAGATGCAGTTGAAAAAATTGAAACTCTTTGTCCTATTACTCTTAAAGGAAAATGATGGAACCTATTTACTTTTTCAAGAAGACTCACTCTAGTAGCTATTCTGCTTTTAAGAATACTTGTGAGTATGCTTGTGCTCTTGATATTCAAGAAAAGAAATTTAGTTATGGTAAGTTGCTGCAATATATTTTGTATACTGGGATTGCTGTAGGTATTTATTTTATTTATAAAGGAAATGTATGACTCGTCATAAACATGCTGATTTGATTATTGCTTGGGCTAATGGTTCGCAAATTCAATTTAAAGATTGTTTGACAAACAAATGGAAAGATATCCCTAGTACAAATTGCCCTTTTTGGGATAATGAAACTGAGTACCGAATCAAACCAGAGGAAGAATGCTATTTCTTTCCAATCTTTTCTCACAAAGAAGGTATGGAGTTTGTAAGTAAAACTGGTTCCTATTTCTTGTCTGATGTCGAAACTCATTCGGAATCTGTACTAATTACTTTTACAGGAAAAGTCGCAAAGACAAGTTATTTGGATGGTAAGATTATCTCTATTGAAATTATTGAAAAGGATGTGAAATGAATCAAAGTTGCATCTATGTAGAAGAACGAAAAGTATCTGAACTTGCTTCTGATGCACTTGACAATATCATTTCTTATCGAGAAGAAAAGAAAAAAGAACTTCATCAGAAATGGTTGGTAGACAAGAATGAAAAGACTTGGTGGCGTAACATCTTTGGCTACCCTAAATATGATGATTCTTATGAAGGTGTAAAGAAATACTACTACTCTCTTGATGTGTATAACTACGCATTCTTCTATGCAGAAAATGCACATAAGAGTTCATACAACCGTCTAAAGACTCTTGCAGAAAACTGCAAACGATTGAATGTAGATTTGATGCAGCTTGATGTTGAAGATGCTAGATTGATTAACAAGTGGTCAAGAAAGGAACTCGTATGACAGAATATGAAAAACAATTACGAAAAGCTTTAAGAGTTAAATTTAATTTTGAAGATGAAACTATTACTGTTCGTGAATATTTACATAAGTTGCTTGAAACTTTGTGGATTGAAGGAGAAGGTTTTAGTTCTAAGCGGCCATTTGGAAATTCAGGTTGGGAAAATGATCTGATTATTCCTCTTGTCCAAGCTGGATTTATTGAGGGTAAATTCAGTGATGTGCTTCTTGATGAAGAATCTTATCTGGAATCTTTTAACCAAGATGGTTATGGGTTTATTACTGATCTGATTTACTTCTCTTTCTTTAATAAGGTGACATGATGGACTTCTGGACTTTTGTTGGTATTGTGATTATCCTCGTTATCATTGGTGAGTATGCTATTGATATACTTAAAATTTATAAGGGAGTAAAGGATGAGTGATATTGAAAAATATTGGGCTAAGATTTGTGTAGCTTATGGTGATACACGATCTTGGAATGATCTTAACCTACAGCAACAATCTGCAGTAATTCAATCTGTAAATATCTTGCTTGCTGTTTTGAATGGAATGATTTAACATGGAAGCGGTTACAGTGTGTGATGGTAAATATACAATTATAAATAATAATGGAATATTGAAAGCTCTCAGATATGGTGAAGAATGGAAAGATTTGACTGGTGACAATCTTGTGTATTGGATGTTAGTTGAATTATTGAAACCAAAGTTGGATGAACAACAATCAAAAGCCCTTTTAGATGCCAGAGACATTGCTATGACTCATACTCTTAAAGCTAGAATTCCTGAGTGTGGTGAATTTGCAAGAATCGCGCAGGATTTGGATTGGTTATGTTATCAACTTAATATTGAAAAGGAATAACATGGAAATTCGTAAAGCACAACGACAAGCATTCTGTAGAGCTTGTGATAAGAAAATTCAAGTTGGTGAATATATGCTTAGCATGTACTCTCGGAGAAATCGAGGACAGAATATTCATATTTGTTTAGATTGTGTAGATAAGATTCATGAAATGAATACTGAACATAAGGAGAAGCCTGATGAGCATGTTTGATGCTAGACTTGATCAAAAGTATGCTAGAGTTAGAGTTACATCTGGCCTCGATGGGAATCAAGTTGACATTCAACTACCTTTTAAAGATTTGAGTATTGAAGTTCCTTATGGAGATAATTGTGATTCTTCAAAAGATGCAATTGAATATCTTTTGGAAGAAGCTGGTTATAAGGTGATCTTTCTGTGAAAGAACATATGGATAAATTTAAACCAATGTTGGCTTGTGACTGGATTCAGGAAAAGGTAAAATTTCCTTGTATTATTCAGGCAAAAATAGACGGTGTTCATAGTCTTAATAGACATGGGAATTGTGTTGGTCGAAGCCTAAGAGCACATGATAATTTGTATACTGTACAAAAGTTTAGTATTCCTGAATTACATGGTTTCTGTGGTGAAAAGATTCTTGGTACTGATCCAACTCTTGCAGATCTTTGTCGTATTAGTTCTGGTGCTTTGCGTCGTATTGAAGGTGAACCAGATATTCACTGGTGGTTGTTTGACTACTGTACGGATTCTACAAAGGATCTTGAATATGGGTATCGAATTGCAAGTATGTGTGAAAAGCTTGAATTCATTTATGATAATGAACTTAGGAGTAGACTTCACATTATTGAATCAAAGATTGTTTACAATATGGAAGAACTTCTTGAAGAAGAAGATAGATATTTGAATCTTGGTTATGAAGGTGCTATTATTCGTGATCCTAAGACTGGGTATAAGTATGGTCGATGTGGTAAAACTTTCATGGGTGCATGGCGTATCAAACGATTTATTGATGGTGAATTCTTGATTGAAGAGATCATTGAAGGTAAGCACAATGCAAATGAAGCTAAGGTTAACCTCTTGGGCCGCACAGAACGCTCTACAAACGCCGAAAACATGCAGCCTAATGGTATGGTAGGTACTCTTCGTGGAACTCTCTTAAAAGACATCGTAGACCCTCAGACTGAAGAAGTCTTGTTAAAAGAAGGTTTGAAAATTGATGTTGCCCCTGGTAAAATGAATCATGATGAACGTAAGTACTACTTTGAGAACCAACATGAACTCCTGATGAAAATCGGTAAGTTTAAACTCTTTCCAAAAGGTACTAAAGATAAACCAAGGTTTGCACAGTTTCAGTGCATTCGTAATGATAATGATATGTAAGGACCAAAATGACTAAATTTGTAATGACTAAAGAAGAAAAACTTAGACATGCCTTCTCTCGTGTTTTTAGTTTAGGAGAAAATCATTGGATGTATTCTGATTCAGAGTATCCAAGTCAATGAAAGAATGCTGATATTGTTTTGAAGAAATATCAAGATGTTGTTGATGAAACTATTAAGGAGATTTTGGAAGATGTCTAGTTATTATTATCCAGTTTTAGCTGTAGGTTTACTTCGTTCTGAAATTACTAGAGAAGATATTGATGATCTTATTGACAATGATACTTTGACTTCTTTTATGGAAGGAGACAATGATGATAATCCAGTTATTGGATTTAAGTTGTATAAGGGATATCAGGTAATTGAAGATAATGGATTAATTGTTTTCAAAATTCAAAAGCTTAAGGATCAATTTGAAAAGATTACAGGTCAACAAGCTGAAATCCATCTTTGTTTGGATTGGCACTAAGGAGTAAACATGAAAGTAATTGTAGAGTTCTTTTGGGATTGTGGAAGAATGGGGGATGTTTCAGGTTTATTCATTTGTAATAAACAAGACTTAGAAAAGATCGAAGGAAAAGAAGTATACTTTGGAGAAATCCTTGGTAAGCACTCTGAGATTTCTGGTACAATCTCTGCTGATGATTTTGTTATCAAAACAGAAGATCAAGAGTTTATTCAAAAGTTTATTGAAATTATTGGTGACGGCACTATTTCTGGTTATAATCCTTTTGATTATGTTGATATCAGTGAAGATGAAATGCTTGAAGATGAGTTGGAGGAAGAATGAGTTGGTGTCTAATTTTGTTTGGTTTATGGTATGGGATCATTGGTTGTGTACTAAGTGATTATCTTGAACGTACTATTCCAAGATTTGTTATATTTCTTTACTGGCCTATTATTGTTCCAGCTTTATTTGTAGCTCAAGTCATTTGAGGCTTGTAAATGAATAAACTGATCATTAAAGAATCAACTTCTTCTAAGTACACACCAAGGACATATTACAATGCTAAATCAGCAGATCTTACTGTAGCTTTTGCAGTTGATTTTTCTACTGCTGGAGAGCGTTGTACGCATAAAGCTGCTGGTGCTAATATTGTTCAACTGAAAATCTGGAAAGATATGTCAGATGAATATTTACTGAATCACGCCAGAGTATTATGGAGACATTGTAAAAACGTAAATCTTAAAAGTCTTAATGTTGCTGGAAATGGTATTTATACTTTTTCAAAGCACATGATTTTTCAGCCTGAAGTAGATTCAGTAGTATTTAGAATTATTTCTAAAGTACATGAATATTGGAAGTTTGATAAGATTTATTCTGGTGGACAAACTGGTGCAGATTTAGCAGGAGCTAAAGCAGGTTATAAATTAGGTATTGAAACTGAAGTAACTCTACCAAAAGGATATGTTCAAAGATTTACTGACGGTATAGATTATAGTTTATCCAAGGAAATTATAGAAAGACAAATTAGAGAAATATAAGGAGAACTATGGCAGATTTGTATGAAAGGAGTTTAAATGTACGATAAAAAACAAAAGGTATTTATGAATACAAATCCAAATAAAAAAGTAGAGACAGTAGCAGACGTTCAGAAGTATCCGTTTAAAGATTTTCCAGAACGAGGTATTCGTAAAGAGGTCTGTGAAAAATTTGGAGTACGTGCGGGACTCTCAGAGAAGGATGGTAAGACCATTGAAGCATTCTACTTTCCATCCTTTAACCAGAAAGGGAAGATTACAGGTTATAAGCGACAAGATATTACTGTAGACAAGTCTCATGACTATCATTGGACTACTGTGGGTGCAGTTACAATTGGGAATAAACTCTTTGGTCAAAATACTGTAGAGGAAATGAACCGCAAGCGTTCAAATCTTATTCTGACAGAAGGCGAATGGGATCAGCTTAGTGTTTACCAAGCCTGTATTGATAGTGTCAAAGGTACAAAATATGAAGGTATTGAACCAACAGTAGTTTCTATCCCAATGGGGACTAAGAATGCAGTCGAAGCTATTCTGCATAATGATACATTTGTAAAGAGTTATGATGCAGTTACTATCTTCTTTGATGATGATCATTGCACTCCAGCAGAAGCTAAGAAGGGGATTGTAAAGGGTCATGAAGCACGCGAACAGGTTGCAAATGCGTTAGTGGGGTCAGGCGTTAGCCTAATGACTTTGACGCCTTGCGATGGGTTTAAAGATGCCTCAGACTATCTTCAAAATAATAAGTCTGCTGATCTTGGCAAGCTTGTTCAATTTGGGAAGCGTGTATTCTCTGCTGAGAAGATTGTGAAGGCCAGTGATATTAGTTTTGAAGAGTTAATTACTAAGCGTCCTGAAGGTCTTTATGTAAATTCTTTCCCAAAACTGATGGATAAACTACATGGGTTTAGGACTAGGGAGTTAGTTTTATTAACTGCGCCAAGTGGTGTTGGTAAGAGTACTGTAAGTAGTATTATTGCAAACGCCTTTATTGAGCATGGTGAACGAGTCGGTCAGATCTATTTAGAAGAAACCAATAAAGAAACCCTTCAGCGAGCAGTAGCATCAAAACTTAAAGTCAATTATTTGAGATTCAAGAATGACCCTCTATCAGTTGCTAGTGAACAAGATATCAGGCGAGCTTATGAAGAAATTTGTCAGAATGATAGAGTGATCATGTTAGGCCATTTCGGTTCTTTACCTATTACTGAACTTATGGCGAAGATTAAACACATGCACTTGGTTGAGGGGTGTAAGTACATTATCTTGGACCATCTTTCAGTTGTAGTGAGTGGGTCTGCTGTAGAAAATGAACGAAAAGAACTAGATATGATCATGACAGAACTGGCTGCTTTCTGTGCAGCTAATGAAGTTTGTATTATTGCTATTTCACACATCAATAGAACTGCTGCTGAACAATTTAAACCTCCAAAGGGGAAAGAAGATGAACCTTTCTGGGTAAAAGTTACAAAAGAAATGATGCGAGGAAGTGCAGCATTAGAACAACTATCTTTTGTAATTATTGGTCTTGAACCTGAAATTAAGCCTGACCGTAGTCGTGGTCGTGTTAGACTTACAGTTCTCAAGAATAGACCTTGGGGCTACTTAGGTGCTTGTGATGAATTCACAGTGGATGATAATACATGGGAAGTTCTTCTTGCTAATGAAGGGGAGGATTTCTAAGAAAGGATAAGATGAAGTATAATGGATTTTCAATTGACACTGAAGCAGATGGATTTGTCTTTGAAGCTAAGAATCTCTGGGTTATTAATCTAGAGGATCTTGATTCAGATCGTAAACTCCAAATCCACCCCTTCAGAGATCCAGATGCTAAGGATAAATTCCTAGAGTGGGTAGGCAGTTATCAGAAGCCTAATATCTCTTTCCATAATGGCCTAGGTTATGATATTTTTATCTTAATGTTTCTTCTAGGGATTGAATACTCAGTTGGGCCAGACAAAATTGAAGACAGAGAAGTAAATTTTGTAGATACCTTTTATTTGTCAATGTACCTAAACCCAGATCGTGAACGGCATGGTATTGAGTATTTTGGTGATAAGTTTAATATGCCTAAGCTAGACTTCCGTCAAAATCTTGTTGATGTTGGGGCTATCCCTGCCGACTCACCAGAGGGTTATGAGTTTAAAAACTTTCACCCTCTGATGGATGAGTACTGTGAACGAGATACTTACATTGGTAAACTCACTTTTATTGATCTTATCCGTGAATGGATTTCTGTTTATAAGACCTGGGATTATAATACATGGCCTGCACATTTTAAAGCTGGTCAAAAAGCCTTCTATTTAATGTCTTGTCAGGAACTAACTGGTTGGAAATTCGATATTCAGGCCGCGCTGAAACTGCAAGTCCGTATTGAAGGCATGATGGAAGAGATTAGGGCTATTGTTGAACCTCAACTCCCACCGCGCCCTTTGAAGAAAACTGAAGAAGCTAATTTCAGGATGCCAGCAAAACCTTTTAAGAAATCTGGTGAATACAGTAGTCATTGGGATAAGTTTGTGCTTAAGCATAATGGTGTAGTCAAGGATAATGGCAAATGGGAATTCTATGGTAAAGAGTATTCACCTGAAAGCTCTAGAATTTTAGATATAACTCTGCCAATGGAAATGGCTAATCAGGATCAGATGAAAGACTGGTTCCTATCCATTGGTTGGGAACCAACTTTGTTTAACTTTAAAAGAGATGCCAACGGCAAACCAGAGAGAGATCCAAAAACTAGGCAACTTATCCTTACAACACCTAAACTTCAAGAACAAGGTAAGTTATGTCCCAATCTTGAAAAGCTTGAAGGTGAGTTAGTTAAGAACGTTGTCAAGTGGCTGTCTCTCCGTAATAGATTATCTGTATTAACTGGTTGGCTTGAAAATCCAAGACTGCAGTATGATGGTCGTATTGGGGCAGGAAGAACTGGTATAGCTGCAACACATCGCCAAAAACACAGGGTTGTTGTAAACGTACCAAAAGCAGATCCTAAAGTATTGCTCGGGTATGAATTCAGAGAGTTATGGATTGCTGAAGATAATCACCTAATTGCAGCAGGTGACGCAGCAGCACTTGAGGGACGGGTCCAAGGGCACTACACTTTCAAGTATGACAATGGGGCAACTGCTGAAGAACTACTAAAAGGTGACGTTCACTCCAAAAATGCCAATGCTTTCTATGGGAGTATCTATGAGAAAGTTGCAACAATGTATGCTTCTCCAAACTTCAACAAGGAAGATCCTGAATGGAAACCATATCGGAATAAAAGTAAAAATGGATTCTACGCAATTTTATATGGTGCAGCAGCACCGAAGGTTGCAAGCACATTGGGTATTCCTGAGAAATATGGTAAGATTGCTCTTGAATCTTTTTGGGATGCTAACCCTGGAACAGCCTTGCTCAAGAAGAACCTTGAAAGCTATTGGGAAAATACTGGACAGAAGAAATATCTTCCAGCTATTGATGGTAGAATTCTTTTGACTCGTAAGAAATCAGCTTTATTGAACACAATATTCCAGAGTTGTGGCGGTATTGCAATGGACTACGCTTGTTGCTTCCTAGATGTGTGGTTGGGTGGATTGAAGTGGGATGATTTGCGCAGGCCATACTATTTTTACAAAGGTTACTCTGTAAAAAGGATTGGTTATTTTCACGATGAAGTTGAGCTTGAGTGTCAAGATGAAATTGCTGAAGAGGTGTCTGAGCTTATTGAAAAGGCTATTAAAAAGGCAGGTGAGTTTCTTGGTATCAAAGTCCCACTAGAGGGTGAAGGTAAAGTTGGTAAAAACTGGAAGGAAGTTCACTAACCCCTTGACATGTAATCAAGTTCCTACTACACTTCAAGATATCAACTATGAATACTACATCGAACAAGCTAATAAACTGACTCTTAAAGGAGATTTAACTGAGTTAGTTGAGTTAGAAGAATTAGACGATTAATGTAAAGGAAAGGAAATTTATGTACTTTGTTTTTGAAGGTGAAACTTATGAATCTAAAGAACCTATTGAGATGTGTAACCTTGATCTTCCTTCTTGTGAAGGATGTGACTTCTTTATGACAGGTAAAGGTTGTGAAGCATCGGCTGAACATGAAGAAACAGATTGCTGTAAACACAAGATCATTTGGGTAAAGGTACAAGAATGATTAAAGTAACTAAGTTCACTCTAGATGATATTCGTAATGAACTATTGTCTAATCTTCCAAAGTAAGTTATAATTTAGCTTGATCTGTCAGAGTGTATGAAAATATACTAAGCCCTGGACCTAGCCAGGGGGCACTGACCCAGTAGTATAGTAAGCTGGGATTTTAAGGAGATTTATGTTTAAAATTCACAAAATTGTAGTTTGTAAAAATACAACTCAAGCAAAACTTTATCTTAGTTCTTTAGGTGAAGACTGGAAAGTCTATTTCAGTAATTTTACTGCTCAAAAACTTAATGAAAAAATATTTTGTTGTACTCCTGACTACTTGGACAGAATTAGAGGTGTTGAAGTAAATGGAGTTGAATTTTTAACTAATGAAATTTCTAATAAAGATTTCGAATTTATACTTTCGAGATTACGTTTGAAGCCCTAAACTAGCGTAATAGTTTATTAATTTTAATGGAGAATGTTATGTATTTACTCAAACTTGTAGTTTGCAGAGATTATGAACAAGCTGATAGATACTTACAGAATCTGAATGAGACTTCTAATGTACCTTGGGAAATCAGTTTTAGAAATAAAGAAGCAAGATTTGAAAATAGTTTTATCAAGTGCAGGGTATTTAAACAATTAGAAGATATTAGAGGAACTGGAATGCAATTGAATTCAATTGAGTTTTTAACTTGTGTATCTCCAGATATTATGAGTTATATTATGTCTCGATTAAGAGGCTTTCATGATTGGCCCTAAGCTAGCCGATGATAGCTTAATTTATTTGAAAGGAAATTTATATGGCATTTAATGTTACAGCAGCAACTCGTAGTGAATCAGATCAGCCTAAGGTTGATTATGAAAAGATGAATCAGTATCTTGTTGAGACTGCTGGTTTGGAAACTAAGGAAGTTTTAGCTGGTTATATTTCTGGTATTGTTGATCTTGGTGAACAAGAACAAGATGATGCTGAAGTTGTTTTCAATGGTGACGCAGATGATGAAGCTGCTGCAATTGAAAAGCATCCCTTGACTTATTTCAAGGATGGTATTGATGAAGAAACTAAGAAACCTGTTCGTCTGAAGTGCTGGCCTCAAAAGCCTATTCAATCGGTTGCAGTTGCAGTTGACTTCCCTGATATCATCATTGATAAGGGTCAATTCTATGGTGAATCCAATCCTCAACCTCTTCGACTGTGGCTTGGTGGTCAATTCTTTATCCCTAATGTGGGTATGGTTGTTGGTCGTCCTACACCTCTTAAGGAAAATACCTCTCTTGGTGCATGGTCTTTCGACAAGAAGCACTTGTTCCATAAGATGGCTGTTGCCTGTAAGCTGATTAAATCTGATGAGATTTTCAAACCTCAAGATATTGATCAACTGCTTGGTAAAGCTTTTCAGTTTGAAGTTCAAATTTACTTCAAAGAAGTAAAGGGTAAGAAGTATCTGACGGAATATATCAAGTTTAATGGTGGTTTGGGGCGAGGCCAAGCAGTTCCTGAAATTGCTAATCCTCCTTTCCTGGTTCAGTTTACTCAGCAAAACACTGAAGAAGCTCTTGGTAATCTTCGTTGGCATATCATCAATACTATCAAGCGTGCTAAGAACTACGAAGGTAGTGAAATTCAAAAGCAACTTGAAACAGAAGATGATAAGAAGGAAAAGTCTGAAGAAACTCCTAAGAGTTCTAAGCCTGTTCAATCTGCAAAGCTTCCGGAGGATACTTCAGATGATACTAGCCCCTTCTAAGGCCTCTAAAACGCTCTAGAATCGATTTAAAATGTAGGGCAATACCAAGCCCTACCTAACCTAAAATTTGAAAGGAAAATATGCAAAATTTTATTGCTGGTTTGATTACTATTCTGTTGTTTGCTGTTCTAATTGTTGCAGGGCCTTTGGCTTTGATTGCAAGTCTGAATACTTTGTTCCCAACTTTGGCAATTAAGTATGGTTTGTTTGAATGGTTTAGTGCTGCATTTCTGATGTGGGTATTTGCAAATAATGTGAAAAGTAATAAGGAGTAATATGACAGAAACTACGGAAGTTAAAGAAAAGCTAACAGAAGAAACATTGTTTGAAAAGCTTGTGAAGATTTTTAATGAAACTTGGGAACTTGATCAAGATATTAAAGATTTGATTGATCAAGCTAAGGAAGATGAAGTTGAAGATGTTTCTTTGATCAAGACAATTGCTAAAGCTAAGGCTTATAACAAGATTTCTGATCTTGAGGATAAAGCTAAAGCACAACTACAGAAGATTCAAGATCTTGCTGGTTAATAAAAGCCCTTCGGGGCTTTTTCTCATTGGAGGTTCAAATGTTTGAATACTACGATAAAGAAAATATTACAAGTCTTTCTGAAAATGAAATATTTGTATTTGGATCTAATGAAGCAGGAAGACATGGTGCAGGGGCAGCAAAGGTTGCACTTAGGTATTTTGGGGCACGATATGGTGTTAGTGTAGGAAGATGCAAGCAATCTTATGCTATTCCAACTAAAGATAGATATATTGAAACTTTAGGTATCGGTAAAATCTCAGATTATATTGATGAGTTTTTGCATTATGCTAAATCAAATCCTCATCTTATTTTTGTTGTAACTAAAATTGGATGTGGATTAGCAGGATATTCCGATTCTGAAATTGCTCCATTATTTAAATATGCACCGAATAATTGCAGATTCCATTTAGATTGGAAGGAATACTTAGAATGAAAAGAATACAATATTTGCTAATTAAATTAGCTGAAGAAGCTTCCGAAGTTTCTCAAATAGCCCTAAAAACTAGCCAGTTTGGTATGGAAGAAACTTGCCCTGGTTTACTTGAAAATAATAAACAAAGAATTCATTCTGAATTAAATGACTTATTTGGAATCATAGAAATGCTCAATGATGAGTTTAACTTTGAGTTTAAAATAGACTCAGTTAAAAGTAATCTCAAACGAGTCAAGGTCAATAAATACTATGAATACTCTAAAGAACAAGGAATGATTCATGAAAAGAATATTACTGATTGATGGAGATATTATTGCTTATTTATGTGCTGCTGCTGCTGAAGAAAGAAGTATCCTAGTTACTCATCAACCAACTGGGATCACTAAAAGCTTCAAAACTAGAACAGCATTTAAAAAAGTAATGCAAGAAAAGAATAAAGAGATTACTGAAGATTACACAATTGAAGATCAACAAGAAGCTGAATCTCCTGCATTCTGCTTCAAAGTTATTCGACAGAAAATCGAAAAGATTGTAAAAGAAACTAAAGCTGATGAATTTGAAATTTATGCTGAAGATGAAAATAACTTCAGACTAGATTTACCATTACCAAGTGCTAAGGATGTTCCATCAAAAGGTCGATATAAGGGTCAACGTGAAAACATGCTACGCCCTTTACTTCTTTCTGATGCTAAAGATTATTTGAAGCGTGTACATGGATCTAAGAAATCACATGGACATGAAACTGATGATACTTTAAGTATCAGAGGATATGAAGAATTAGCTAAAGGTAACATTCCAATTGTAAGTACTATTGACAAAGATGCTTATCAAGGGGATAAGTTATTTATTTATAATTTTGATGATGATAAGCCTAAGGTTGTAGAAGTTCCAGAACTTGGTTCACTTAGATATAAGGCACCTACAGTAAAAGGTGATGGACTTAAATTCTTGTGTTTCCAATGGTTATGGGGAGATTCTTCAGATAATTATCATGGTTATCAATTAGCTGATACAGTATTTGGAGCTAAATCTGCGTATGATCTTTTAGTTGATGTTGAATCTGTAAAAGAATGTCTTGAAATTGTTATCCAAAAATATAAAGAATGGTATCCCGAACCTTTTGAATATATTTCTTGGGATGAAAAAGTAATTAAAGCAGATTGGAAATTCATGCTTGATTTGTATTTCAAGTGCTGCTGGATGAAACGAAGAATTGATGATCCTTCAGACCCTAGAGAATTATTTGATAAATATGGAGTAGCATATGAATGAAGATGATCAACATGAGGATTACTGTGAACATAATAATCTGTATACATTTGTAGAAGATTATTTAGATTCTAATGGTGAATGGATGTCATGTAGACATTTCATTTGTCCTGATTGCGGACATGAGTGGCATGAATACTAATGTCAGCACATCTTAAGAAATTAGTAAGGGAAGCAAAATACAGAGCAGAAAAGAAGAGTTTAGATTTCGACATTACATATAAGGATTTACAAATTCCATATTACTGTCCTGTTTTACAAATTGAATTAAATAAACAGGGGGTTAAGGTTGGTCCTAACTCTCCTAGTTTAGACAGGATTGATCCAACTAAAGGATATGTCAAAGGTAATGTTCAAGTTATTAGTCATTTGGCTAATACAATGAAGTCTAATGCTACTCCAGAACAGCTACTAAATTTTGCTGATTGGATAATCAATAACTACTCGTGGTTATAAGGAGAAAAATGACTGAAGATTTATATACAATTAAAGATGTCAAGAGGGTTAGAGATCTTCTGACTGAAGAACAAGAGAACAGATGTGCTATCACTGGTCTTGAAATTCCACCTAAGCAACACTGTTTGGACCACGCACATGACGCTAATCAATACGTCCGAGGGGTAGCACATAGGCAAGCTAATGCAGCCCTTGGTAAGATTGAAAATTTACATATACGGTATTTAAGTTATTGGTATCCTGGGAAACTTTCAGACTTCTTACGACAATGTGCTTCATATTTAGAAAAAGAATCTGATTCTAGATTTAGACATCCAGGCCACATCAAAAAGATACAAACCATGTTCAACAGCTTGACTGAAAAGCAAAAAGAAACTATACTGCAGTCATTACAAGAAACAGGTTCCAATTCAAAACAACGAAAGGAAATCTTTAAGAAACTTGTAATGAGCAGAAATTATTCTTATGAATTTCTAAAAGAGTTGATAACCAACTTGAAGGAACAAGATGCAACTGCTAAATCCACCAAAGAAGATTAAAATAATCAAATCTTCAAATCAAACTTTTTGGTATTCAAAACATATAGGGGAAATCTTTATGGTAATTAAAGAATCCCCTGATGTTTATTGGACAAGAGAAAAAGGCGGCTGGCAATGTCTTAATTTTGTCAAAAAAGAAGATGCTGAAATAGTTTAATTAAAACAGTTAGAAAGGAAATGCACATATATGACTGGAAAAGAATATTACGAAATCCGAGAAACAACATATGCTACCGGAGAACTTTATGCTGATACTTATGCGTTTAATTCAATCTCTGGATCAATCCAAGAAACTTCAGGAAAATCTTTTGGCGATCAATTTAGTTTTATTGAGGAAGAATTTTATGAACTAAAGGACGCCACAGACAACGCAGAAGCTCTTGATGCTTGTGTAGATATTCTTGTTACTGTATTGGGTTATATGCAAAAAATGCAATATACTTACGGTGCGGATATTGCCCAAGCTATGAACTTGGTTGCTGCAAATAACTTGAGTAAATACCCAACTACTAAAGAAATTGCTGAACAAACTGTAAAAATGTATGCAGACAAAGGTGTTGAAACATGTTATTCTTATAATGAAGATTATCAGGTGTATGTTATTCGTGATAAGTTAACAGGGAAGGTTAAGAAACCTGTAGGATTCCAACCTGTAGATCTTTCTGTTTGCTTTCCTAAATTAAACTGAGGAGAGTATATGAGTAAACCACCTACACATTGCGTTGGTGACTTTTATTACACTCCTGATCATGGTTCAATCTTAGAACCTAAAGAAATAGGAAAGAAGTATAGTAAAGATAAACTTGATTACACTTTGATTCCTCCTTACGCTCTTGAAGAACTTGCTAGACACTACACTGTAGGTCTTAGGAAGTACCCAGATCGAGATAATTGGAAGAAAGTACCTAACGCAAGGCTAGAGTATTTAAAAGCAGCACACAGGCATTTTCAGAGCTTCATGAAGGGTAATAAGTACGATCCTGAAGGTCTTGAACCTGATCTGCATGAACTTACTTGTGTGATTTTTAACCTAATGGCTTTAGTTGAATTTGATCTAAATCCAAATTTAAAGGAGATTGTTAATGAATAAGATTGAAATTGAAAATCCTCGTGAATGGGTTTGGGGAGGTTATCCAGATAACTTTGAAGAAATTGAAGTAAACAAAGATTATGACACCTTATACAAAGATATGTGTAGTGCAACTACAATCTTCAGAAATAAAGATGATGACACATATTGGGCTTTAGACTGGGATTCTTATGAAAGTCACTATGGTAGTGGTGAATCTAATTATGATAATTACTTTATTTATCAAGTTGAACCTAAGATTAAGGTAATTGAAGTAAAGAGTTGGGAGGTAGTTTGATGGATTATACAAAAGCAAAGTTAATTGGGTATACACAACCAAGTGCAGACACAAGTGAATGGTTCGATGGATCTGATGTTAAAGAACTAATTGCTTATTGCGCACGAGTAAGTAATCCTTCTAACCAGTTGAACAACGAAACTTCAGATAAGTTACTGAACTACCTTGTTAAACATAAACACTGGTCCCCATTTGAAATGGCAAGTGCAACTCTTGAAATTACTACTACCAGAGATATTGCACGTCAGATGCTTCGTCACAGATCATTCTCATTTCAAGAATTTAGTCAGCGTTATGCTGACCCTACAAAAGATCTTGGATTTGTTATTCGTGAAGCACGGATGCAGGATTTGAAGAATCGACAGAATAGTATCGAACTTGATGAAGATTCTGAAGATAGTAGGTTCATTGTTGCAGAATGGAATCGAAGACAACAAGAAGTCTTAGACTTAGTTACTGAACATTATAACTGGGCAATTGGTTGTGGAATTGCTAAAGAACAAGCAAGATCTATCCTTCCTGAAGGTAATACTATTTCTCGATTATATGTTCAAGGTACTATTCGTAGTTTCATTCATTATATTGAACTTCGCACAGCAGAAGGTACACAGAAAGAACATCAAGAACTCGCGAAAGCTATTGCTACTGCAGTATCTACAGTGTTCAAGATTTAACTAGAAAAACATACAATGACATGCTATAATCGATACTCCTTTGAGTATTTAAAGTAGCATGTCTCCTATAAAGGAGTTATAAATGCTTAATATCGTAGCACTGCGTTACATTTCTCTTTCTGAAATCAATAAGATCCGTCCAGAAGTAAATAAGATTTGGGTTGACAAAAATCCAGAAGAATTCAATCAAATTCTATTTGAACTCGGAGTAGATACTTCGGTTCCTTATGAATATCAAGAAAATCTTCAACATAGAAATTATTTTAATGAAGTTGTTATTTCAGATCGAGTAGTTGGTAATGAACGTCAAGATGCAGACTGGTTAGAATCAGGTCATGCAAGTATCGAAGCTAAGGATAAGAGTAAAGGGTTGAAATTGGTTATTGATCTTTACCGTTTGAAAGGTCAAGTAGATGTGGAGTAATAATGCAAAGGTTGAATGAAATTGGAAATATTGGTAAAGGAATGTTGTCTCAATCTAAATTCTATATGGGATATAGTAGATGGGATGATTCTAAAAATAGATATGAAACATGGGAGGAATCAGTTAAGCGAGTAATGGACATGCATCGAGAAAAATATAAAGATGTAATGACTCCTGAACTTGAAGAACTGATTCAATATGCTCAAGATGCTTATGAAGAGAAATTAATTCTTGGAGCACAACGAGCATTACAATTTGGTGGTGAACAATTATTCAAGCATGAAGCAAGAATGTATAATTGCACTGTTTCTCATGTAGATCGCCCTAGATTCTTCCAAGAAGCAATGTATATGCTATTATGTGGATGTGGTGTTGGTTTCAGTGTTCAAACTCAACACATTAACAAACTTCCAGATCTTAAGAAACGTAGTTTAAAGAAATCAAAGGTGTTCACAATTCCCGATACTATTGAAGGATGGGCCGATTCATTTGGGGTTTTGTTAGCTAGTTATTTTGATCATGATGGAGAATTTAAAGAATATAGAGGTGTTCAAGTACACTTTGATTATTCTAAAATTCGACCAAAGGGTGCACTGATCTCAGGTGGTTTTAAGGCTCCTGGACCTGATGGTTTGCGTCAATCTTTACAAAAATGTGAAGCTCTGATTGAAGGTCTGTTTACAGGTGATTCGAATTTTGTTAGAATGCCAAGTATTGTTGCGTATGACTTTGTAATGCATATGTCTGATGCTGTACTTTCAGGTGGTGTTCGTCGCAGTGCTACAATTTGTATGTTCAGTAAAGATGACAGAGAAATGCTAAATGCCAAAACCGGAGATTGGTTCATTACTAATCCTCAACGTGGTAGAAGTAATAATTCTGTTATGCTGAAACGTGATGAAGTAACTCGTGAAGAATGGCATGAGATTATGAAATCAGTTCGACAAGTTGGAGAACCTGGATTTATCTTTACTGATAATTTGGAATTCTGTTATAATCCTTGTGTTGAAATTGGCATGCTTCCAAAATCAATAGATGCTGAAAGTGGTTTTCAAGTTTGTAATCTTACTGAAACCAATGGTGGTAAATGCATTGATTTTGAAACTTTGATGAGAGCAAGTAAAGCTAGTGCAATCCTTGGAACTTTACAAGCAGGATACACAAACTTTAAATATCTTACCGAAGCATCTAAAAAGATTATTGAACGTGAAGCCTTAATTGGAGTAAGTATTACAGGATGGATGAATAATCCAGATGTTTTGTTTGATGAAACCAATATGCAAAAAGCAGCAGAAGGTGTTAGATATTGGAATAAAGTTGTTGCTAAATTAATCAATATTAATCCTGCTGCTAGAACTACTGCAGTTAAACCTTCAGGAAATGCAAGTGTATTACTTGGTACAGCTTCAGGAATTCATGGTGAACATTCTCCAATTTATTTTAGAAATGTTCAAATGAATGATCAAGATGATGTATTAGCTTTAATCAAACAAAGTAATCCTGAAATGATTGAAGATAGTGTATGGTCATCAACTGGTACAGATAAAGTTGTTAGTTTTCCTGTTGTAAGTAAAGAAGGTAGCATTTATAAAAGCGATCTTCTTGGAGTCAAACAATTAGATTTCGTTAAGAAAGCTCAACAAGTATGGATTGAGTATGGTACTAATATCGATCTTTGTGTAGATAAAAATCTTCGACACAATGTAAGCAACACGATCACAGTTGATGATTGGGATGAAGTTGAAGAATATATCTATAATAATCGAGAATGGTTTGCTGGTATTTCATTGCTTTCTGCTATGGGGGATAAAGCATATCCTCAGGCACCATTTACTGAAGTATTTACAGCAGAACAAATTCTTAACAAATATGGTAATGCTAGTTTACTTGCTTCAGGTTTAATTGTGGATGGACTTAAAGCTTTCAATGAAAACCTTTGGGTTGCATGTGATACTGCAAATGGATGGGGTGAAAAACTTGATCCTGAAGCTAGAGAAGATCTTTTGAAACGAGATTGGGTTCGTAGAGCAAATAAGTTTGCCTTTAATTATTTCAATGGAGATCTGTTGGAAATGACTAACTGCTTGAAAGATTGTTATAATCTTCATAAATGGTGTACAATTTCTAATAATCTCAAACAGATTGACTTCAGTAATGAGTTACAAAAGAAGCAATTTGTTGATGTTGATACTATGGCAGGAGCAGCATGTGCTGGTGGAACTTGTGAAGTAATCTTTTAATTAAATGGAGTGCAATATGGTAAAGTCACCTTGCGTTAGATCTTGTAAACTTGTCAATGGAAAATGTCAAGGATGTAAAAGAACGCTGGATGAAATAGTTAGTTGGAATAAACTATCAGATTCAGAAAAAGTTAAAATCAATTCTAGGATTTTTACTGAAGTATGTTGGCCTGATCTTAGTTTTCCTCCAATTAACCTTTACGTGTTGCACTCCGCAAGATGGAACAAATAATATGAAACTCTTATTTTTCTCTAGTACTTGGTGTACTAACTGCAAACCTTTAAAGCTCTCAATTCAACAAATAAAATTAGATACGATAGATCTCGATGCTGATTTACATTTAGAAGATTTTAAAAAATACAATATTCGAAATATTCCTACATTGATGTTGTTAGACAACAACGGAGTTGAAATCCAACGATTGACAGGATCTCAAACTCTTGCTACACTTCAACAACTCAAAGAAAGGATTGAAAATGACTAACGTAATTGAAAAAATCAAAACTGAATATCTGAAGATTTGTATCAAACTTCATTTGTATTGGTTAGATTTTATGGACAAACTGAATTTCAAAAAGGAGAATTGAAATGGAAACAGAATTTAAAGATGTATATGGTACATATTGGGCTGAAGATCTTCCTAAAGGTAAATATCATATTGTACTTGAAGTAGAATACTATGATGTTTATTACAAGAAGAAGGGTATTGGTAATGTCTGGAAAGGTTGTATCCTTGGACCTGATAATAAATGTATTGAAAGTTCATTAGATGGCTGTCCAAGCATCAGAAGTCCTTTTCATGACGAAGGTAGTTCTACTAAAATCTACCGAATGACTGTAGCCTCTTTCAATACTCTTGAAGATAGTAAAGGAGTAAAAGAATTTATTGATAGTGAAACTCTTTCTAACAATTTTTTGGTTGATGGTGCAAAGTACTGGATTAATAAATTTGGAACTGATTACACCAAAAACGAGTCATTTAGTAATGAAAATGTAGTGCAGCCTAAAGAAGTTCCAAAGAAAATTAATCAAACAACAGATCAACAAGTTGTTCAAAGTTTGATTTCTAAAAATGCAACTAAGATTCGTGATCTTGAACAACAACTTCGTGAACTTCGATTGATTCAAAAAGGTCTTAAGAAACAACGATAAGGAGTAACGCATGGGATGGATTATTATTTGGTTTAATTTAATTGGTCTATTCTTCTTGAATCCAATTTAACAAAGAAAAAGCCCCTAGAGAGCTTCAAGGACTAATAATCCAAGAGGTCCACTAGGGGCTTTTGTCATATCTCTACTTAAACATGTAGAGTGTTGCGGATTGCAGTTTGAGCTAGAGTATTCATTATTGACTTAGCAGTATCATTGGGATGCAAGCCATCTGCACTATATGCTGACTTCCATTTGCCAGGATAAGTTGTGTCATGCAATGAAGAAAAGTCAAGAATCTGTACTCTGCCATCTGATGTTTCTAGTGATTTTACCCAACTATAGTGCTCAAGATACGCTGCTTGGTTATTGGCATCTGGGTTAGTCCCCATGTAAGGCATTGGAGTAGTTAAAATTACTGCTGCACCAATCTGCTGAGCCTGATCTAGGACATCAAGGACATAAGCTCTATTTTGATATAAAGTTGTAGTTGTATATGATTGTGAAGCATCGTTTGGTGATGCTGATTCAAACATAATACAAGTAGGTTTCTCGCCACGACTGATATCTGCTTTCAGTCTTGTAAGAGTTTGTGCGGTCGTTTGACCTGACCAACCTGCATTTTTATGCATTACTCCTAGTACTCTACAAGCCATATCTGCCCAAGAGTAAGTAGCTGTCCCAGCAAAACCTTGGAAAGTTGAGTCACCATAGAAAGCCAGGGAATGGTTTGGTTGTCTAACTCTGAACTGAAAGATCAACCCAGGAGAGGCACCTGCTGTACTTGTATTAGACCACCCTGAAGGTGTAGCAATGTAATCAGCGCCAACTTGCCTGACTTCATAGATTTCACCAGAATTTGAAGCAATTGAAGATGTTTTAGTTGACCACACAGCAGAATACCCTGGTAGAACAGCCCATGCGGAAGGCAAATAGGCGCGACACAATAGAATATAATTTCCAAATCCATCTGTACGAGGAAGAGATTTACAAGGGGTCCAATCTGTCCATGTGATAGATGGATTTGCTGTTGAAGTAGCAACTGCTGGAGTACCTGTTCCTGCACCATTAAATGTAGCATTGCTCCATACCGTATCATTTCTAGATCCAGAAATAATGGGCCATTGTGTACCATTGTTCAATGCTGTTTCACTAGATGCAACAGAGATCTTCAATCCTGATGCTGAATTAACAGTATCTACAGAAACAAAACCAACTCTAACACTATCAAAAGCAAATGGAACTGTCAAGGAGTGCATCCATGTCCCAGAAGATACTGCGCCAGTTGTTAGGCATGTGCTATCCCCAGCAAAAGAAAGAGTTGTTCTTTTATAAGTATCTGCTTGAGTCAAGGTCAAATCTTTAACTGATGTAGTACCGTCAGAATACTCCACATACAGTTTCCCATCAATACCTTGTTTTACTTCGCTAATTTGTGGCATAATTGCTCCTTATTTAAATTCTACAGCACCACGATCTGGTGCAATTCTTACAGCATTGAAATAATCTTGCAGAGGTACAAGACTATGAGATACTCCTGAATCTTTAGCAGGACTTTCTGATGTCAGATTAGGATTAAACCCAACCAAAGAATCATTAACTAACTTTGGATCTACACATAGTACCGATGTTGAGTTACATCGAATACTTTTAAGATTATATTTGATGTTACCTAATTCTATAACCGATGGTCCTTGAATATAGCTGTCAGCAGAGAGTTTAGTACTGTCTAAAAAGTACGGTTTTCCAACCAGTATATTGTTAATTGAATTAACTTTAGACCCCACAGGCCCTACAACTAAGATCGCTACATTACCTTGACTAACAAATGTAGAATTCACTAAAGAAGCCACATCAGTTGTATTCTTTAAAGAAAACGCAAGACTATCACCATTCGCTCTACAGTTATCTACATTGAACGTAAAGGATTGCTTATCAAAGAATCCACAGTTACCTACAACCACGGTATTCTGAACTAGGGATGGTCCTCCAATCTTGATTTGATTCCCAGCATTCCCCTCAGCCCAAACCCTATCCAAAGTAACTGACCCAGTTCCATTTGCATACAACAAATCTAAACCATCAGAAGTATTATGTAGGAACTTAGAGTCTTCGATTATCCAATTACCCCCTGTAGCGGCTGTACCTAAACCATCACCATATCCACCAGCAGATTGACCCCAGCAAGCAGTTGGAGAGGGGTTAGAACCAACTGTTTCGGCGCATCCATTCCATTCTATAATTACCTTAGATAATTTAATTGTCCCAGAGTTACTACTACTACTACCAATATCTCCGTTCCAACCTGCCCACCCATTGGCCGCAATCCTGACAGACTGCAATGTCCAATCTTTAAGCCTTCCAGCATTGATACCGTTGATAGCAAGACCATGTATGTCTAAATCTTTCAAGGTTACATTACTACTGTCATAAGCATTAATCCCATTTGGGGACCAATCACCGTAAGGGTATAAAGTTCTGTTGCATTTTTGATCTTGTTTTGAATGACCGTCAACACACGAACTCTTGTCTGTTATTTCTAGACATTGCACTCTTACATTGCTACTCTTCTCAAGTCCAATTATTCTGTATGCTCTTTGAGAACCCCAAAGAGTTGGTTTATTTTGACAACTCCCAGACATATCCTGACCTGTTATTACAGTAGGGTGTTCTTGATCAGGGCCTGACGGAATTGCAAGCATCTGACAGTCCCAAGAATAAGCTATGTTACACTTTTCAGCACCAGAAGTAGCCCCATATCCAACCTTGTATTGGCCTTGATGAATGATTAGAGTATCCCCGCCAGAGATTTTAGGTGTACCATAAGCAGGTAAAGCTTGCATAGGGTTACTCCATGCACAATCCTTACTCGTTGATCCTTGAATATATGCAGCATTCACCTTACCATTACATTGATTAATATTACCACCATCAGTACGAACATGATAAGTTGTTCCAACTGTGACAGGAGGAACTGAAGGATTCGTAGCTGGAACAGGATCAACACAAGCAATAGCAATGATCGAAATCGAACAAAGTAAAGCTGCTATAAATTTACTTAAATTATTCATTATAACCTTTCTGTAAAATTTCAATAGCTTTATCAAATAAAGCTTTACGATTTTTTATTCCATTTAATCCACCATTGATCTTCTTAGTCAAACCTTCAATATCTTCTTTATCTGCATAATATTCAAGATTATTTATTTTCCAGAATACACAGGCAGAAATAACTCCATAAGAAGGTTGTAAAAGAAGATCAGGATTAGAAACAAAATTAATACCCGTTTCAAGAGTAAGTTGAACATAATTAGACTTTCCAGTTAATTGCTTAAGTCCTCTACCTCTAAACTTCCAACCATCACCTGAACTCTCATTCCCATTACCCATTCGATTTGCATAGCAGTTGTTAGCGATTAAAACAGGCTTTCTAGCGATTTTTAAGGCTAGGTCTGAGGGTAGGTATCTCCCAACTGGATTTTTAGCGTATACGCCGTTTTGCAGCGTTTTAGCGTACCTGTTAGGCCATGTATTAGCTAATCCGTCTGCGCTGTAGTTCAAATTCTCTTGTAAACAAGATAACCCTGCTGATTCATGCCCAACTTGAGATAAAAAAGCTGCAAGCCTTTTAGGAGTATTAATTCCAAAAGACTTACAAACTTCTTTAATATAAGGTAGGAATACTTCAGCATTCGATTTATTTGCTCCAGTACAAACTTGAAGTTGTTCAATTGTTAGATTTTCGAGCATCTTTTAATCCTTCTACTAATTCATCTGTTCTCTTTCTAGAAGTAACACTACTACCAAAGAAGAACTGAATCACTGTACTAACTACAGTACCAAGAAGAAATCCTAAAATGGTATCTACAAATCGAACTGAGTCTGGTTGAATATGTCCAAATGAGATTGCAAAAATAAAGATCATTGCAAAGATTGACCATGCACCAGCAAAGATATAAATAAATCTTTTAGACCAAACATCAGTTTGCTTTAAAGCTTCCTTTTGCATATCTCTTGCATCTGCAGTATCTTTATAAGATTGTTCAATGCAAAATTCTTCGTGCTTTTGAGCAGCTTCCGCAATCTTCTGAATATCTTCATTAGACATATCAGGTTTAAGTTCTACTCCTAATTTATCTGAAACATAATCAACTCCTTTGTCAACTACAGCTTTAGCTACAGAAGGTAAATTTCCAGCAATTAAACTAGACACAATGTTTGCTATAATAGGTAACATATTTAATCCTTTACATACTCCCACGAATAACCATGGTATTGTTTAAAAATTCCTTTAAGTACTAAACCGATTGTATTTGAACTGGCCTTGTAGAAGCCGATAGAAATCATCCACTTTTCGGCGCTTTTTAATGAATTGAAAATTTCACCAGTTTGTATACATCTTATTTTCTTTGCAAAAGGATTTTCTCCCTCTGTCTTTGTTCCTATTTTAGCTTTTGATATTTTCAGTTTACTCTCTTCTGAATGTGGTTTGCGAGGATGTGTTCCGTGGATTGAATTATATCTTAATACTCCGAGTCTTAGATTTTCACGGTGCTCGTTTGTCTTTGACCTATTTTTCAGTGCTTCAGAAATCTTAGTGCTGACTTCTTTGCTGGATGAATTGTATCCTCCACACCCTCCCTCCGAGTGATTAACCAAAGGACCTGTCTTATCATTCAATCTACCAATACGAAGTATCATCTCTTTTTCGAGTTCAAATGCATACCACTCCTGTAAACCTGAACGTATGATTTCAACTGTAAACCCGTGTTTTTGAACAACTCTTTTCCAGTGTACAGATCGAGCCTTTGACCATGCTCTTTCCCACATCCTTTTCCTACATAGAAGATCGTCCCATCAGTCTTCTTCCTATGAACATATACATAATATTCCATGATACTTTTCAACACAAGTAACAGATTATTGTAAACGATCAAAGAAATCTTTTGTGATCGTATTTTGTGTACCTAAATTTTCAAAAGGCATATTGTTCCCCTTAAATTAAACCAACTTTTTTAGCAATAAACATTGCACATAAACCTACAGCACCATACATAATTCCCCTAATCCATTCTGAAGTTTCCTTATTTCGAGGAACTTCACGCTCAAGATCAGTGATACGTTTATTCAATTCTCTTACATCTTTCTGATTTTCCTCAGATGCTTTAAAAGCACGCTCAATAGCTTGACTACTTTGAATTTGTCTTTCTTCCATTTGAACTAATTTTGTTACAGCGGCAGCAACTTCTTTCATAGAATCCCTCACAGAATCCTTCAAATCATTCACATCAGAATGCAAAGATGTAATTCTTTCAGCTACAATTTGAAGATGAATATTCTCTTTAGTATTTTCGTCCATATTACTTCCTAGATTTTTAGACTTTTAAATTACATCAATCGCAATGTTTTCCACGAGGATCAAGAGGATCAAGCATGTTGTTACAGATCCATTTGGCTAGATCATATCGCCACCCTTCTTTAGAATCTAAATGACGAATTAATCTTCCAGTTACTAACATTTCACGAGGAAATTCTAAAAATAGAATACACGCAATTGTTAGATTACAAATCACATCAAATAAATATCCAATAAATAAATAAGGAAAACCAAGAATTTTTATCATTGGAGTTAGTTCATTATTTAGTTTGGCTCGGTATAACGCCATTACTAAAGCATATAAACCCCAGAATAGCCAAACAAATAAAATAAAAATTAAAATTACCATACAAGCTCCGGCATCATGTCAATAAGTTCTTCAATTGTGGGCATTGGTCGAGTTCCATTCTTTACTTCAGCAAGAACTTGATAACTTAATGCCCAACAATTATCCATCCATGTACCTGCTGCTAAACCTTCAGCATGAAAAGGACTGTTTGGTAATGCTGCACGTAAAGCTGCGGACTTAATGTTGTCATACTTCTTTTCTGCTGCTTTTCTATCCATGAACAATTGAATAGCATCTACATATTTTTGTTGGATTTGTTCTGGGGTCAATTCAGGTGGTTTAAATTCATCTTCAAGAGCTTTACCTGTAAGTAAAACCATATCTTCTGTAATTAAATGATCTTGAGATCCGTCTTCTTCAAACCCGTAAATTTCTCCTGAGTGTGTACGAAAGTGTTTCATCTTATGTTCCCAATATGTTGTAATCTGTTTAAAATTTTAGAAATCATCAACGCAACTCCACCCACTTATCGAGAGATTGCCCACCTGTCAGGGCTGCTGACGCCTTGTAGGTAGAGCCAGCCTTAACCCGCATGGTGATACCCATGGGTGGGTTGTTGTACGCGCCACCATTTTGGTCAGAGTTTGTCGCGAAGTACATATCGATACCATCCACTGTTCCGGTCACGGACGAGTAGACTCCTGAAGCCCCACCACCACCGATCCATACCGAAACCTCGATCATTCGGCCAGTGCTGTTGGTATAGGTCACGCCCAATGCACGCGATGCCGTGACATCCTGATATGTTTGACCAACACCACCAAGCATAGAGGCAGCTAGATCTGCTGGCATAACTGCACAATCTGTAGCAGTACCAGTTTGAGTAATTGTATTGGTAGATTTCTTGATTAAACCAGCAACTGAAGTTGTAGCATCCACTGGTAATTGTGATTTCCTAACTAAACCATTTGCAGTTGTAGCATCATTTGGACGTTGAGGACCATCTGTTCCATCTACCGTAAACTTCTCTACAGTTGCTATTCTTACTTTCAAAGTATTACTTGTTCTATCGTAACTAAGATAATCATCAGTATCAAACTGAAGTACAGGATTACCCGAACTTAAATATAAACTAGAAGTAGAATCTAGCTGAAAAACAGAAGCTGATATCGTACCTGAGAAAGATGCTGAACTTCCTAAAGGTGCTGATAATCCAAGTATCCAATTGGAAATTGTTCCACTTCCTGATGTCGAAGTAACATTTACAGTTAATGAACCAGTACCTGAGTTATAAGCAGTTACTTGCCCAATCATTAAATTAGATACACTGACTGAACTTACAACATAGAGATATGACCCAACAGACCAAACTTTCCCTGTTTGAGTATTAAGAGTTTTACTCCCCGCACCAATAGTTAAAGAGGTTGTGGAAGTACCTGTTGTTGCAGTCAATTGTAAACTTTGTTCGAGAGCATTAGCTGCATCAGTCCAAGCTGGTAATGCAGCAACCCATGCATCACCTAATACTGCAAAATTAGCAGGATCAGTTCTAGATGGTGCTGGTGGTAAAATTGGGATAGGCATTTAATCTCCTTATTGTGTTAAACCTTCAACTTGTAATGATAAAATACTATATGTTGGATATGAAATATCAATTGAATAATCTCTATAAAAACCTAAAATAGTCAATGACTCATATGTTCCAGTAGTACCAGCCCACAAACAAACTGTTGATCGCAAACTATTCATCTTATATACAACTGCATCCAATGATTCATTCTTTACTGCAATTCTAATATCCATTTTTTTACTAAATGTTCTTTTCACAAGAGTCGCTTGACCAAACTCATCGACTGATTTCTTTGAATAATCAATTATCCCAATATTAGCACCATATTGAGTGCCACCTAATTCTGAATAATTTCCATAAACAAAAGTTCCAATGGAAGCATTTGCTGTGTCATTTGTAATAGTAATGGTAAAAATTGAACCAGTAATAGCCGGTATATCTTTGACAATCAATTCTGTTGTTCTAAAAATTTCACTATAGAAATAATCATACCAATTTGAAAGAATTGCTTTATCTGGTAATACATAAGTCCTATCATAAAATGTTGTAGTACCATCTGTAGCTCTAATTCGGATACTAGATGCTGTAACATCTAAAAATCCCATTGAATTAATTCTATCTGCAGTAAATACAAATTCTATAACACTAGAAGAACCTTGAGAAATTGTTCCTCCAGATTGATCAAACATTGCATATCTATTTGTTGGTCCAATTTCAACCCACTGAGTAGGACTCGTAGGAGGATAATGATTTATATTTGAAGAACCAGTTAATGATTTATATTTCTTATGTACACCAGTTGTTACTATGACTATATCATTCAATGAATAATTAGTGCCTGAATTCCAAATCCCATGATCAGCTTCTGAACCAGATTCACTCACTGTTGAACTAACTAAATTTGAATCATCAATTACTTTTGGTAAAATAACTGTAAATGGTGATGTCATATTTATCCTTATGAAAGAAAAAGGGGAGAAAAACCTTCCCCTTTAAATTATACCGAAGTAACTCTAATAGAATCGTCGTTATCAATTCTCTTAAAGATCTTCTCAATTGTACTAAGTTTCGCAATACTTGACTGACCTTCTGCTCTATCTTCAGTTTGCATTTCACTTAACTTCTTCAGAATATCAGTTAAGATTTCCTGAGTAGTCTCAGCTTGATCTGCAATCTGATTAGCAGTTACCACTGTATTATTAGATTGTAAACTACTAATATCAGAAGTCAAGGCTGTATTAGCATAAACTCCAGTAGTTAATCCAAGTAACTCAGATTTCACACTGGAAAGAATAGTCTGATACTCAACAGCAGAAGAAGATTGATTCTTAGCAGCTTCCAGCAATTTATCAGCATATGAAGTAATACTTCCTCTTGCATCTGAATTACCATTTTTAGCTAAACCAAGTTGTTCTGAGAACAACTGTCTTGCAACAGAGTAACTACTTGAAGAATTCGAGTCAGACAATCCTAAGTTATTAACATAGTCAATAATAGTCTTATTAAAGTCTTTAGTGGCATCAATTGCATCTTGAATTGAAGAAGTAATCTGAGAGAATCCATCTGATAAACCTAGAACTCTCCCAAGTAGCTTCTGACCTGCTTCTGATGTATCTTGTCCAAGAGTTTTGACAAGAGCTACAAACCCTTCTGCAGTTGTCGGCATGGTTAAACCAAGTGATTTGAACTTATCCTTAAGTACTGTAGTTTTAGCTGCAAGTCTTTCAGATTCAGTCATAAAGTTTTCTTGGTAAGAAGAAATAGAATCTTGAAGATTACTAAGCCCCCCAGCACCAGCTAATAAAGAACTAGATACATTCTCAGCAGATACTCCCATCGAAACTAAAGCATACTGAACATCTTTCAATGCTGAATAAGCTTGAATAATATCAGATGCTGAACCACTGATTGCTGAAATAATATCTTTAATACCAGTCAAAGATTCAACTGTCAAAATACTATCACGAACTAATTCAGAAGAAACTTCTCCTTGTTTATTCATGACAGATTGAACACCTATCATTGAAATTCCAAAGTTATCTAAAAGATTTCTAGCCTCTTCAATACCACTCGCAACACGTACAATAGTCTGATAGTAACCTTCACCAACTTTCTGGAATTTTTCAAATCCAGGTAAAATTGAAGAAGCTAAATTATCACCAAATGCACTGAATACTGCGCTAAGTCTCTTCTGAAGATCCTCTTGAGAAAGACCTGAAGTTTCAACTCTTCCAATATTGATGACAAAAGAATTCAACTTATTTGTAATATCATCAAGAGAAGCCCCCAATAAAGGTCCAGCAGATTTAATGCTGGCAGCAAAATTAGTAAAAATCAAACTAATCTGATCTTTAAATAACTTATCTGTTTCAGTATAATAAGTATCTCTTGAGGTGCTAATAGTAATACCTAAAGCTTTCTTTTTACTTTCAACATCAGTGTAGTATTGCGCAGATAATCCTCCAGAAAGAGCATTACCAAGTCCTTGAGATCCAATATTGAACCCTTGTCCTTGAATACTTGTTTTAGTTCCAAATAACCCAGACACAAAATTTACAGCTTTATTAACTAAACCAGACATTACTCCACCAGTTAATTTATCAAGAACTTTATATCCGCCTAATCCAGCTAACCCACCATATGCATATGCAATATTATTTCCACTGATTAATTTGCTTCCGATTAAATCCGACTTAAATCCAGTTTGAATTCCAGCAGAACTTGCATTTGTTTGAATTACTCCTGACGATACAAGAAGATCAGCTAATCCTGCAGTATTAGATTCAATTTGATTAAGAGCAACAAGCATCTTTGCAGAATATTTCATTGTCATAGTATCAATTTTAGAAAGATCCTCAATACTGTTTTTAATCGATAATGATTGAGCCATTGGATCACCTTTTACCGTACCTGTTCCAGTATTGGTAGCAGCAAATGAACCACCTCCAGAACCCGCCCCAGCAACAGCAATCCCAATTCCAGCAAGTAAAGCGGCTGTTGCAGCAAACATACCAAATGAAATAGGAGGTGGTGCCCCAGTAAGTGACACAGCCAATGCTTCTACACCAGCAGCAGCAGCACGTAATGCACTCGCGGCTGTACTAGCAACAGTATAAGCAGCTTCTGCAATTTGCATGGTTTTGAAAATACCTTCAAAAGCACTCAATACTTTGTAACCAGCAGTATGTTCAGCAAAGTAACCCTTTGCAGCACCTGCCATATCACCAAGAGTATTTATCATATTTTTACCATACTTAAGATCTAGCTTCTGACGTTCTTTATCATCACTAGCTTTACCACGTACAGATTGATAATCTTCATATGATTTAGTGAGCTTTCCAACCATATTGATTAAACCAGCAATTGAATTACTTGCAGAATCAAATCCACTAGCTAAAGTCTGACCAAGATTGATACTATTTACAGTGTCAGATAATTCTTTAAATCTAGCAATTTGATTACTAATTCCAGCAGTGTCCCCAGCTACTTTAACTAAGTCAGTATTTTTAGCCTTCAGATCATCCATAGCTTTAGCTGCATTATCATATACAACTTTAGCATCTGTATATACCTGATTTAACTGTACTTGTGTATCACCTGATGTTGCTGGATCTAACATTCCCTTGGAACGTGCAATACCTGCAGCTTCATAGACTTTCTTAGCTTCCTTAAACTTAAGATTCTGTTCTTCCTGCTGCTTATTAAGTTTCTCAGTCATATCAAACCGAGCCTTAGCAGCAGCTTGTTGATCTGGTGTCATCCCAATCATTGATATATTAAGATCTTGTTGACCTCTCAACTGATCTTCAAGTAACTTATTCTCTAAAACAACTTTCTCTAAACCCTTATAGAATTCATTTAAGGCTTTAGTTGATTCTGCAATCTGAGAACCATAATTCTTAAGTGCATCAACACCAAGAAGTTGTTTCTGTTTATCTAATTGGGTTAGGAAACCACTGTTCTTAGATCCTACAGCAGAAGCTTTTCTAGAGTATTCTCCAATAAGAAGAAGTCTTTCAGTGTTGTACTCGTTAAGTAGAGTATTCTGATTTTCAAAATACTGCTGATCATCAAGAATACCAGCTTCTTTATACTTCTTGTTCAATTCTAATTGAGAACTTAGTTCTTTTTCAAGAATCTGATATTGAGAATCAAAATCTTGTTTCAAAGTTTTGATTGCATCTGAATCTTTTGAAGATTGTTTTCTAGTAAGCTTTTCATGAATCTTGTTATACTCAACAAGATATCCTGCTTTAAGCTTCATAGCTTGAGCATAAACTTCAGGCATAGATTCAATCTTGTCAAATTCTAAACCATAAGTTTCTTCAATTTTACTTTTAAAGAAATCATTAAAAGACATTGTTTCACGTTTTTTAGCTTCAGCTACATCTCTTGCCTTTTTAAGTTCTTTATCCCCTAACTGAATGTAATTCGATGTTGCTGATGCGTCTGCTTTGATTTTAGAATCAGCTTGTTCCTTATTTAACTTTTCAGTCAATTTGGTGACTTCAGCTTGTAGTTGTCCAATCTTTTCAGCTTGGAGGTTATCAGGAATCCAATCTTGTTTAAGTCTAGTAAGTTCCTTAAGAGTTTCAACTAATTTAGTTGAAGTAGGAACAGGAGCAAAAACTTCTTTAATCCAATCTCCTACAGAACTGAATACTGACTTCATGGACATCCACATGGTAAACAGAGTTCCCCATTCACCTTTGATATCATCAACAGCATCAGACTGAGATTTTGCAAGTAATTGAGTAGCAAGAGTAAGAGCCTCTGAAGCTTTACCAGCTTCTTTTAAAGCATCTACTTGAGCAATAGCAGCAAGAGGAATATTACCCATTGCTTTGTTTAACTTATAAAGAGTATCAACTGGATCTTTTTCAAGATCCTTAAACATTTTTACAGTATCACTTAACGAGGTTCCAGTAACCTTACTATATTCAGAAATAGATTTAGCAGATAAAGCAAATTGTTCACGAGTAAATCCACCAACTTTAGCCATTTCAATCATCACATCAATGGCTTTTGATTGAGAAATCCCATTGAGTGATTTAGCATAATCATATGCCTGTGCAGCGTTAAATCCAAAACTCGCACCAGTTGTGCGTAATGATTTTTCCAAAGCATCTTGCTGATCAAAAGCCGATTTAAAAGCAATTCCAATAGCAATTAATGATGCTGCTGCACCTGCCAATGCTATAGCAAAAGGTCCAGCTAAATATGCACCAAACTTACTAATCAAAGGAATAACAGGCCCTGCTTCTGATGAAACACCTTCTAAACTATTTTTGAAAGATTCTGCAGCAGCTTTACCTTGAGTAAATCCAATTACTGCAGTGTTCATTCCAACAACTAACTTACCAACCGATGCACCTGCAGCTTTACCCATATCTAAGAAAATACCTTGAACAAGTCCAAACATACCCATAAGTGTACCTTTTACACTTCCAGCCATTTGAACCATACTTTCACGCATTACTTTAGACATGTCTTTAGCTTCAACACCCATTTTCCCAAACATGTCTCTTAATTGACCACCTTGTTGCAACATGACAGTCATGGGAGATTGTCCAGTACTCAAACCAACTACAATGTCTGTAATTTGAGGTGCAACTGCACGAGCTACATAATCCATTTTATCTTTAGTCTGTTTTACAGCTAAAGTGGTTTGTGCATCACCGAATTCCTTAAGTAATCTTTCTTGTTCAGATACAGATAAACCAAGTTTCTTCAAACTTTGTTCAAAACGGAAAGCTGCATTAGTTGCACCCTTACCCATTCCTTCTTCAACAAGAGATACTTGATAATTTAATTTTTCAAGAGTTCCATACACATATGCCTGAGCAGCAGCTAATTCCTTAGCTCTTTTAATTTCAGCATTACCTCTAGCTTTAGATGCTGACTCATTAGCAATAGCTTCTGCTTCAATTTTTCTAAGAATAGAAGCATTTGATTTATAAGTCCCAGCTAGTTTTGTTCTATCTGCTAAAGCTTGTTTAGCAGTAACAACTCCATCTCTTTCTTGTTGATTTACACGCTCAAGATCACGAGCATAATCAACAACTTCTTTACGAGTGAGGTCTATATTCTCAGCTTGTAACTTCTCAACTAGAATAAGTTCTTCAACTTGCTTCTTTAATCTATATGCACCCGAGGTACTCTTATCAAAAGTATTTACGCCGGACATTCTGTTAAGATCTTCAAAGGCTCCTTTAGCCTTGTTAATCTCATCAATAGATTTACCCATCAGAATTAAATTAGCCAAAGCTGCTGCTTGGGATTTACTAAAACCATCTGCTTGAATCTTTAAACCATCAGCAAGGGCAATTGACTCACCTCGCAACATCTTGGTAGCTAAGACTAATCTTTCAGTATAGTCTACAGACTTCTTAGTCTCTCCAGCATCAATAGAAGCCCCTGTAACGCTCCCAGAAGACATAGGAGTACCTACCCCCTTAGGCATCTTCGTTACAGCCTCTACGGCCTTATTAAGCTGGTCTACGTAGGCTTTAGCTTTGCTGATTGCATTATCATCTAAACCAAGATCAACTTTTTCACTTGAAAGAGAATCAGTAGCTTTCTTAATATCAGAAAATGAATTAGTAACTCTTTTAGAATTCTTTTCTGCTGAAGTACCGATGTTATCCATTACTTCAATAACTTTAAGTAGATCACTAGTATCTGCTTTGAATCCAATACTTTGTAATTCTAGAGTCATATTATTATCCTTAGGTTATTCATTTAGAGAATATATTTATTCCCTAAAGGAATAATCCAATGCAAAAGATCCGATATATTTATATACCGGACCTCATTATTTATTCTTTGGTTTTTTCTTTTCTTCTTGTTTAGCATGTTCTTGCATAAATAAGTTATCAAATAACTTGATTACAGAAATATGCCAAGGTGCTGGAGTTACACCCATTAAATCAAAATAACTCTTGATTTCCGTATAGGATAGACAATTAATAGAAAATCCAGCTTGTCTTGCATTATGCAATTGAAGAAAATCATGCCAACAATATTCAAATACAGAAGGTAATTCAGGAGCTTCCTCTAACTCTTTTGGAATAGAGGAATCAAACCAAGATGATGTGTTTGCAAATTCTGCAGCTTTCTTTAAGTGTTCTCTTAAAGTTTTACCATCTTTTTGTATTTCTTGCATTGAAAATTCATATTTAGCAAATTCAATTGCTTTTTCTAAATCTTCATCCAAGAAAGTTCAATTGCTCAGAAGCTTCCTCCTGAATCTGTTCACGAATCCAAGAATGTTCAGTAAGAATACGACTTGCATTTTCCTTTGTAAAAGGAATTGGCTTACCATCTTCTTCAATACCCTTCCAGTCAATGATACGAACCACTGCTGCTTCAACTGCCATTTCTTCTGCTTCTTCCAAAGTCACATCATTGCCCTTGCGCTTACTGTTATTCCGAGTCTGAATCTCATCAAACTTCTTACGAATATAAGCCTTTACAACTTTAGACTGATCACCACGAACCGTCACAAAAGCACCTGTCTTTTCATTAGAACCAGGAAGACGAAGCTCAAACTCATACCCAGCTTCAGCAATTTCAGAAAGATTCTTCTTATTAAGATCAAAACCCATTGTTTTCTCCTTTTCAAGTTAATAAAAAGTAGTATGATCTACTACTCATCCATAATTGTCATTATGCCATGAAAAATATATAAAGTCAATGATTATCTGAAAATTTTAAGCAATAAAAACCTCCCAAGGTATTATCCAAGGGAGGTTTATTTTTAGATTGTTGTATCGTTAATAAGAATTGTACTGTTTACAAGACCTGCACTAGTGTCAGAATTAAGTAAAGCAACAAAACTATGTTGTTGAACAATACCAAGTTCGGCATCTTGCTTATCAGCAGATCCAATCTTCACGCGAGGAAGAACAAACGAAAGAACACTACCAGTCTTAGTACTATCTGTCGTAAGAGCTACTACAAGTGAAATTGGAGTTTCAGCATTGAAATAATCACGATATGTTCCATCTTGGAAGTAAGTACTGAAATTACCAGTAACCTTAATACGACCAGTAAATACGTCAGCAGCAAAGTTACTACCAACAACGTTAGCTGATTCAAGAGCACGTTCAACAGAGAAATCCATTGAAGTAATAAGAGCAACAGGAACACCACCAACAAGCATTACACCCTGAACAGCAGCGAAGATACCGTTAGTACCAGCAACTGTAGGAGTTGTGTAATACTGAGAAGTTCCAGTTTGTTCAAGGTTCTTACCAAGGAATGTAAAATCTGTAGTAACAAGACCAGTTGCAGGAAGTTGTACATTCATTGTACCAACTTTAAGACCAGTATATACTTCGGATTGAGCAATATCAGAATACCATTCTTCAACAGTATATGAGTCATCAGTATGTCCAGATTGAGGAACATAAGTAACCTTACCTTGAACTGTTGCTGTTACAGTAGCAATTGGACCTTCTGCAACAAGAGCAGTTGATGACAATACTTTAACTGTAAGTACTGTTGCAGTCATAGAAGCAACAAGAACGTTATTACTTTGGTTAGCTACGTTAAGACCTGCGCCTGTAAGACGAAGAACCATACCAACCATGATTCCGTCAGTCAACCATGACCCTGCACTACGAGTAATAGTGAAAAGACTTCCAGATGCTGCAATAGTTACTGAAAGACCTGTAATTGCAGTAACTGCTGTGAAATCACGAGCTACTACTGATTGCATAAAATCTGAATAAGATCCTGGTGACAATTCACCATTGATAGTTCCATTAACACTACGAATACCATGACGCATGTCAGCAGTCTGGAAGTCAGTACGAATTTCAGCAGATTCGTAAGTGTCTTTTACAAGGTTAAAGTTCGACGTTACACGACGAATATATTTAGCACCTGCGGCACCGGCAAGAGTACCCCAACCACTACCTTCTTTTTTGTAGGCAACCTTTTTCGATACACCCTTTGCTACAGCCATATTATTTCTCCATTATAAAATTACATAAAGTAAGCTTGATCAAGGACAAGCGCCTTTGTTTAAGAGTACACCTCTGACATTACAGAAATTAAAATAGGGATAATAATCCTACCTTCAGAAATAACCGATCCTGCAATCTTGGGAGTTCTAAGAAAATGAAGAGTTACATCCTCTTCTGTTAATGTAAGACCTTTATGAAAATGATCTCTAATTAATTCAGCACGTTCAAGTGCATCCGTAGTCCCTTTGTTATAAGGTCCAATTACAAAGACTTGAAAATCAAATCTTTCTCTAAAATAACCTGTACCAAATACAGGATCATCAGGAGACTGAATGACAAACTGACAACTTTCATACATACCTGTTGGAGGTGTAAATACAACCCCTTCATACGCAATTGGTAATGTTGGTGTCAAAGTAGATAAATGCTTTTCACATGCTCTTTTACTTTTAATTAATGATCGCATTTAATCCTCACTGTTCAACATAATAATCAAGAAGATTATTTTTATAAATTGTTTCAATCTGAGAAATGGTAGGAGCCATGACACCCTTTGAAGCTTTCTTTGAATATCCAGATTCGATTGATTCCATCCAAGGTAATGTAAATCCATCATTCGCCATGTACGGAATATTATTCACAACAAGGACTGTTTCTCCAAGTCTATATTTAGAACTTGCAACATCAGCATATTCTTTAACATCAAAAGCTTGTTCAGACCTTGCTGGATATGTTTTTCTAAGACCAGCAGAAGATCCTGTTAGGAATTGACCAGTAACAACTTGCCAGCCACCTTTAGCATGTCCAGGTTCAGGATATAATCCAGCGTACAATCTGGATTTCATATGGTATAACTCATTATCTGTACCATATGGAGTATTATCAATAGCCTGTACTGTAATATTGTAAATAAAACCTTCAACAACAGATTCTAAACCTCTTGTCATCTTAAGTTTAACTTCTTCCAGTGAAGATCTAAATGCTGACAAGTCTGCTTTAATCATAGTCAACCTTTAATCGTTAAAACCCTGTAAAGGATGACTTCACCTTGAGCAAAATGACTTTGAATAGATTGCACAATATACTCACCTGAGTTATATACAACAATGTCAGATAACTTAGGGACAAAGGAATTCTCAGCAGTGAAGTAGAACAGCACCCCTTCTTTTCCAATTAAGTCTGGATGGTTAAATGCAGTAAACTTAATGTGCTTAGGATAAGCCTTCAGAGTAATTGAAGACTCTGTTGAAGTAACTGCACCAGTTGCTGGATTATAACTTCCAGTTGAAACTGTTTTATAAGTTACTGAAGTTCCATTTCTGGTTATTGCACTAATAGATGCTTTAGCAAACTGATTCATGACAACCTCAGAAAATAAAATAACTTGAAGGTTTCTGCTCAGACTCAGTTGGAGGCTGAATATTGTTAGTATTCAAATCATCAATATTAGCTTGAAATTCATCAAGAAATACTCCTCCTACCCATCCCTGACAATTCTGTAAAATAGGATTATTGTAAGGGTCTTTAATATAAAGAAGTAAAGCCTGACGATACTGTTCAGCAACAGAAGAACCTTTGATTGTGAAAATATCTACAGTTTCATTCCCTCTTTGAGATAACTGCATTAAAGCCATTCTGGCGGCATCCATTGATGCTCTAGTAATTATATTAGAATGCTTTTCAAGCAAATAAGTATAAGTTGCATCAGATAAAATTGGGAATGTAACATCGACATCCTGAATTTCCATTCTGACTTTTTCAATATCAGTTAATGCCATATTAGTTACCTTTCTCTTATTTAAGAATACACGAAATGAATACTCTTAAATAAGAAAGCCCCGAAGGGCTTTCTATTAGTTCGAACTGTAAAGACGAACGATTGCTTGAGGACGACGAACCATGTTAATGAAATTCGATTCCGATTCAAGTTCAATCTTTGTGTTCTTAGCATCACGGTAAGCCCAGACATAAGCCTGTTCACCGATAGTGTTCACAAGGTCAAACTTTGCAGCAGGGCTGAACAGAGTCTTGAAAGTATCAACAGTTCCAGTAGGAATCATGCGAGCTTCATCCGTAGGGATAAGAGCATTTCCACCAATAGAACCACGATATTCAATGAAACGAACACCTGCATGATCAAAGATCTGATAGCGACCAGAACGATAACCATTACGTTGACCTTCTTGTGTAGAAGAGTAGAACTTGTAAGCTTCCTTCACATTAGCTTGACGAACAAGCTTGTTGAAGAAGTTAGTACCACACAACACAACCACTCCAGAAACAACTTCACCAGAAAGCAGGTTGTCTTGAATATGAGCAACACCTTCCTGAATCTTTTCATTCACTTCAGTAGTTGCAGTACCAAGCACAAAGTCCACTTCCTTAGGGGTAATACCGAAAGTTGTGTAGAAGTTTTCAGACACAGTACCATTAGGCGACCATTGCGTACCATTCACCAGAGTACTAGCACGAGCCAGTTCAAGGGTTTGAGCATGAGCCATACGAATACGCGAAAGCTTGTCAGCAATAGCACGAGCTTCGGTATCAGGCTGATCTGCTGTACCATATGCACGACGACCTTGAAGCTCATGAGCAAACAAAGCATCATCATATGGGTGGTGAGTCGTTGTGAAAGCACGAAGAGTCGAAACTTCATCCTTACCAACTTGAGCACGAGTACCACGCTTTTGGTCACCAACCACAGCGATTGTACCACCCTTAGACTCAAGGGTTACGGTATTTTGAGTAATACCTTCTTCGGTGAAGATACCAAGCTCATTAATAAGACCCCATGTATTAGGGATGATGTTCAGTTCTTGAGTAAAATCAGTAACTTCAAACTGATTAGAAAAACTACGAGTTGCAGTCATTTATTATTCTCCCTTATTAGATTACGTCTTGTACCAGAATACCAAGAGCCTTGAGACTGTCATAAACAGCAGTCTTTTCGCCATCAGTGTCAACGGTAGAACCAAGCGTAAGGTTTTGCTTTGCAACAGTAGCTGGGCCACGCACAAGAGCAAGAACTGGAGTGTCAGTAGTAGCAGCAACAGCCTTGTCTTCAACAACGACAGCAGCAGCATTCTGCGAACCATCAACAGCAGTTGCTTCACAAATCTTGAACTTACCCGAAGCAGTAATCTTACCCAGAACCGTACCAACGACATAAGTCTTAGCACCAGATTCAAGAGCAGTCACATTATCCACGCAATAACCAATCGAAGGTTCGTATTCATGCTTCACAACATGACCCTTACGGAAGGTATCTGTACCAATAGTTACAGCCATATTTTTCTCCTAATTAAAAATTATTTAGATCCAGCCGCAACACGAGCCTTAACCAGCTTTGCTACCGCAGATTCTTGAACAGGTTCTTCCTGAACATCACCAGAAGCACCTTGTTCTTGGAACAGAGCAGACTTCTCTACCTTTTCTTGAAGATCACCCAAAGTCTTCACAACTTCAGCAAAATCTTCTTCACTTTCAATCAAGCCAACAGCCTTGAAGATTACAGTAGCAATACTTTCATCCTTAAGAGCAGTCACAACTTGATTAAAACGAGATTTACGCACAGCTTCTTTCTGAGCAGCTTGCAGAACTTCAAGATCCGCAAGAGCCTTCTGAAGTGCAACTTCCTTGTCATCAAGTGCCTTTTGAACTGTTTCAAATTGACTCTTAGTAACGGTTTCTACATTATCTGACATAGTAGTTTCCTTATTGTTAACAGAACCAGAAACAGGTTCAGTATTTTCTAATTGTTTCATAATAGATTCAAGATACTCTTGATCTTTAAGTAACGATAAATGTTCTTCTTCAGATAAAGACATCAATGCTTTTGCCAAACTAGCACCTTCATTAACTGACTTTAAAATCTTAAAAGAATCAATCTTTTCCTGAATATAATCCTCATATGTTTTCATATTTTCATCATCGGGCGTATTTTCAACATAACCCATAAGACTAGCTAACACATGAGCATCTTCATACCACAACCCAAAAAACTTCTGAAGAAACTCAGGAATCTCCATAGTTACTTGAATTTGTTGTGCTTTTTTAATAAAATCTTCTGAACGATTAGTACCAACTGATTTAAATAAAACAGTAGTATGACCATTAGCACCACCACCTACAGATGGTCCAACTAACGCTACAGCAGAATCTGGAGTAGAGAAGTCAAATGATTTAAGTTTTCTAGTAGCTTTTGTCTTAGTTTTTGATTCCATTAATTACTCCGTTATATCTTCATAAACAGCATTACACTGAATAGAAAGACCGTTAAAAGTTCCATCTTTAATACCCTGCCAAATCCAATCTTCTTTAGCTTTAACAACAGCTAACCAACTTCCAGCCTTAATAACTTTTCCATTGATTTCAGCTTCAACCGGAAGAATATAACTCTCAACAAATTCATATGAATCAGTATCAAGCATATGTAAAAGATTTGCTTTTCTACATTGAGTATTAAAGTCATGACAAGCTTGTTCAACTGCATCAGCAGTGTAAGTATCACCGTGTAAATCAGTAGTCAAACCATCATTATCCTGAGGTTCTAATACTACAAAGGTAGCTAAACGTTTTTCTTCGTTCAATGATTTAATAATCTGAACTTGTTTATTATTTGTAATTTCTTGCATTTAATACCTTACATTAATGTAAATTATATCATAAAGTACTAATATAATCCAGTATTTTCTGAACATATTGACAGAAAATTTGAAATTTAGTACAATCAAAGCTTCTTAACACTAGGAGATCCAATGTCTAATCACATCAAACTTGTATTCATTAAAACAGATTCTTTTCTTGATATTTCATATTATCGAGTAAAGATTAAATACTGGGATGGTGAAGAAGTAATTAAAGAAAACTGCTCATCCTTTACATTCGGAGATGTACTAATCCCAGTACTTAAAAATATTGACGATATGAATGTCCAAACTTCAATCTCAATCTATATTGAAGATAATGAAGAGGTGAAACAATTCATGAAACAATTAACAGATCAAGTTCCTGTTAAAAAATCTAAATACAAAGTTCGACAACAATTAACCTCTTCTACAAAAGAAGCAGATTGGCTTAAAGATTTTATCAATCAATATCAAATTGAAGTGTATTAAACTTCAAGTTAAGAGCTTTTTGACTGATTTCTTTTTGTCAGATTCCTCTGCATTTTTCATTGCAGCCAAAGAAGCAATCCTTGCTTTTTCTTCAGAGCCAGTATCACTAAAGGTCTGATTAAAAACTCGGATTGCCACTTCTTGAACATGACTCGATTTTTAGATGACCACTGTGGCGGATTATCTTTCGAGTATGGCATGTTAGATTTCAATTAACCAGAAAATAGAATCAGCAACTGAATTCTGTACTTCAACAGTAATATTGGTTGCGTCAACTACAAGTTTACTTGGTTTAGACAACCTTGCACCAGAAATTCCAAGTGGAGTAATCTTTGGATTACCATAAGAAGTTCTTGCAAGAGTAAACTTTGAATAACTATCACTCAACTGAATTGGATATTGTCCACCTGAGGCAATAGTCGTTCTTGCTGAACCATCACTAAATTTCATTCCACTATTTTGTGCATCATTTACCATTCCAACTAAAATCTTTTTAGAAGTAGTTAATGGAAGTCCATCAAGAGAAGCAACAAAAATATTAGAATCATTCGTCAATGCTGAGAATGTAACATTTTGATAAGTCACTGGGAAAGTTGTAGCAGAAGCATGTGAAAATGCAACAAGTTTTGGAGTATTAATCCAAGCACATTGTTTTCTACTAGAAATACCCCATTCTCTAAATCGTCCTTCAACAATGTTCAAACCTTCATTCCATGTTCCAGCAGTTGGGACAACACTAGATAATCCAGATGGAAGTGCAGAAGAAATAGTAACTTGTACAGTATTAGTTGCAGTATCTAAAACAGTAACAGTGAGTGTTGAATTTTTAAATCCTGTTCCTGGCCATGAACCACCTGTTCCCCCAGTTCCAGTTAAGTTAGTGATAAAGAATTCGTCACCAGTGACTAATGAAGTAGTTCCTGTACTGCCACCATTTGCACCAAGAGTAAGAACTGGACTTGTAGTGGTTGCAGTAGCTCCAAAGAATGTTCCAGTTGTTGAAACTGTAAGGATATTACCACTATTATTATACATAGATGTGAAGTGTTCAGCAGCTTCACAATATGTACCAGAAGTAAATCCAGATGTACCTGTAAGATTTAAACCAGACGTAACCTGTACGTGTTGAGAATCAATAACAGTAATTGTGCATGCAGTTTGAGCTAAAGTTGTTCCAGGCCATGTTCCACCAGAACCAGTCAAATTAGTAATAAGAATCTTATCTCCAGTAACTGTATTTGAATACAATGGAGAAGATAATGTTAAGATTGGAGCAGTTGCTGATGCTGTAACACCGCCGTATGATCCAGAAATTAGTACTCCAGAAATAGCTTTAACAGGAGTAAAATCACCTAAGAACTGTTTCCAAGATCTAGCAAGGTTTACAGATGCATAATTATCATCTGTTGAAGTAATACTTGGATCATATTGAATATTGCAACGATTTACAAGAGAATTATACATCATTGGACGATATAATCCGCCATGAAGTCTTGCATTTCGTCCTGCTGTACGAGTAATTACACCACCTGATGAATACCATCCAAAAGATCTTGGGTTAATTATATAATCAACTTTTGAAGTTTGACTTGTCATAACTCCACCTTGTTGAAGAATAGCAATCATTACAGCATTATAGTGAGCACAGGGATCACCATGACCAGCATAAGGATATACTCTACCAAATCTTTGAGCTGTAGTACCATTTGAAAGAAGCTTGTAATCTTTTTCCCAGAACCTTCCTTGACAAAAATAACTGACGCCAGCCGCATTATTTTGAATCATAGCAGCTACCCAAATAGGAAATTGTGCTCGATATTTAGCCCAACTTGGGAAACCATATTCACCAAACCAAAGAGGTTTTCCGCCAGCTTGCCAAAGAGTAGAAGCAAATCCATTTCTGTTTGTAGAATGCCATAAAGGAATATTTGCGGGAGTACCGCCCTTATTGATAACAGATCCAACATCTAAACCAGCATCTGCCAAAACAGGATATGCATGTAAATTAACTACACTATTAGATGCTTGACTTGAAATACCTCTATATGCAAGTAATGAATGAATTGCTGTTGTATACTGAGATAATAAACATTTCAAACCGAGTGAGTTAGCTACTGATACATAAAAACTTGCCAAATGATCATCAAGATATGTAGAGTACATTGAAATATCAATACCAATGTTAGTTGATGGTGCTGAACCTGTCAAACAATTATTAGGAAGTACAGCAGCTCCAGCAGCAGCAAAATCAGCATATGCAGTACCCCAAGAAGTATTCAATGCAGCAATATCAGTATAACCATGCAATTGAGAAGTATCTGAAATCCATTCACTCCATGTCTTTGCAGCAGCAGTTGCACCTGAATCTCTAGTAAGAAATGCTACTGGAAATTTATTACTTGCATTATTTACTGTAGCAAGATAATTGATATCAGTTTCATTAAATAACTCAATCATCAATGTTGCTGGATCAGTTAAAATATTAAGACCCGTATATGGATTAATTCGATTGTAAATAATATTCAATCCAGATAACCAGTGATCTCTAATATTTTGATGAGTATAAATACGAGTTTTATATCCACCATCAGAATGGCTAGGTGCAAATCGATCAGTGGCACCATCCATATCTTTACCTAACCACCAATTCATTGGATTATGAATCCAATAAAGACCAACTCGTTTTGCTTCTGACAATACAAAATCAAATCGATCAAGAATAGATGTATTTACATTCCATTCACCATCAGTTCCTGAAAGAAGTAAATTTTCAACTCCATGAATTCGTAAAGCATTATATCCTGAACGAACAAGATGTTCTAATGCAGCAGTAACTTCAGAATTAGAAGCTGGAATCCAATAAAATCCACTATCAGGTGCCCAGGTGGCTACATTAAATTTGACAACTACACCATTCTCAATTAAGTTATCACCCGATGCGGTTACATAACCTTTACTCCCAGCAGGAATTGCAGTTTTTACATATGATGAGAAATCAAGAGGGCTTCCTGCAATAACATGAAGTTGTTGATCTTCCTGAACATACCAATCTCCACTACTAGGAGCTTTTGGAGTACGAGTAGGAACTGCTGTAGAAAGAACAGATACTGAATTAGAATTCAGATTTACTTTATCAGTAACTGGATCATAAACTCCAGCTACTGCACGAGATAAATCAATAACATCAGAAGTACCTCCTGAAAATTCTACACTTAATTTACCATCAATACCAAGTCTAGTTTCACTTACATTAGGCATATTATTTTTCCTTATTTATTATCTGAGTACTTCTTTTTAATCATATCAGATACTTTAGTTTTAACAGATTTGCAACTTTTTAAAAGTTTAACTGATTTCACTACTTCTGTGTCATCAATTTCATTTAAATCCAATCCAAGTTCTTCAATAAATTTACCAAACTGAATTGCTTTCAATTTTAAATCATCTATGGGTCCACCTTCTTCTTGAGAATCACAAGTTCTAAGTGGACTACAAGTAATTTCATATAATGTACAAAATGCAACTGGTTTTGATTCAATATCTTTCCATTTTGGAGTAAGTGGAAGATCAGAAGCTTTTATTGTTTTAGCCGGACCACTATCTATACATTCTTTAATAAAAGAAGTATTCAAATAGTGTTCACAATTCATGCATAGTCTTGACCTAGCATCACCAGTTGATATGCTCCAAATCTTAGATTTATTATTCCAAAAATCATCATTTGAAACAGTAGGATCTGCTGGACCAAGACCATTATTTTTTATTGTAGATAAATGATTTTTTACATTTAAATCATTATCTAAAAGTGCTTTTGGACATTTCATAATTAACTCGCATTATTTGCATTATTGGAAGAGGTATCAGTTGAAGCAACTACATCGCTTGTTCCATTTCCTGACCCTTTACTCATCCCATCACCAGACCTGGATGTGATATCACTAAGTAAAGATTCAAAATCTGTCCCCTCAGGAAGTTCATCTGTACCTAATACATTTCTAATCTTATTAATAGTGTCAAGGTCTTTCGTCAAGAATCCTACTGAAGCAATACGTTGAATTGCCTTAGAGAATGTTTCAGCATCTACACTATCAATGTTTTCATAATCAATTACACAAGCTCTTGAAGCATCCCAACCATTCAATTCGTAAGTCTGGCGGATCAGATCTTTATTGATTACATCCCTAATAGTGGAAATAAAAGATTCAGCAGCAGTACCTGTAAGACTATTTTTAATCTGACCAAGTGCAAAACTACCTGTAGTACTTTGACCCATGATTAGAATATCCGCGAATAATGAAGTAAGGATTAAATTTTTATAGTATTCTTTAATTTTTACTGTGTCAAAGCCCTTTTGACCAGAGACGCTTAAAAGCTCCATCTTGAACAAAGGCTGCTTTGTATCAGGATCGAATGCTTGTGGAAGAATCATAGCAGACTGCTGATTCATTTGAAGATTAGCCATAGACTGCTCATAGTATGTACGAATAGTCTTCTGTTCTGGTGTGGCATCTGATGCTAAGTACTGAGGTGGCAGGTACAGAACCGGAAATCCTTGCAAATCCTTAGTAACTCCAGTAGCTTCAATTTCTTCCAAAGCCATCAAGTATCTCCATGCTAGATAAGCATCACGCAAGGGACTCTTACCAAATGGATCACCTCTATGACGACCAGTTCTAAAGAGAAGAACTTTAGAAATTGGAAAAGCAACTTCAGTCTTATTCTTGTAGCGATTCATTGGATCTTGTAAAGCAGAAACATTCTGTTTAACACCAACTAAGTCATTTCCATCTTCTGAATAAATAAATCTAGTAATACTTTCCTGGCAACGAATTGGAATCTTTTTCCAACCAATTTTACCATCATTATATTTACTACCATTAGAAGAAAATCGTCTACGGTAGACTTTTTCATGCACAGAAAAACCAAAAGTGGTCATACTTAAAGCTTCTTGAATAAATTCAGACCAAGAATGTTCCATATCTTGCATACATTCTTCAATGAATTTAGTCTGATCTTTTTCTTCCTGAGTAGGTGATTCTGGAGGTCTTACAACCCAATTAGCTTTACTGATAATGTTGTCATATAAAGTTAAAGCTGAATTAATTGTAGAATGAACTGACATTTGTTTATATGTCTTTAGATTATAAGGGAAATTCAATTCCTTCTTTAGTTCATCCGAAGTAATACCATCAAAGATATTTAATCCAATGTATCCCATCTCAGAAAGCTTAAAACGATTAGGATCATCTAATCCTTTTTCTACTTTTGTTTCCATAATTATCCTTTAAAAATTAAAAGAAGGTAAATTTGTAGGTAAAGGTGGAGCAGATAATCCTGTGTGACCTAGACTTGTGTTAAAATTGAAGGGGTTTGATGAAGACAACTCTGTTATAGTCATCTCAGGTATGATCAACTCTCTGTTCAAAAGCAAGAAAGCGTCTGAACAACAATCAGCTTGCATTACCTTAAACAAGAGGCGTTAACTCTTGCCCATTTTAGTATAAGGTTTGCCATTTTTAGCGCCCTCTGATTTATTTTCAAACTCAGTTACGAACATACAGGCTTCTTTACAGTAACAGGTATTACCTTTTACCTTTAAATCTTTATCCAGATTATATTTCCCGCCTGTTTTTTGTTGTCCAGCAAGCCACTGCTTAAAGTTTACAAGGCTAGGTAAATCCTCTAGGAAATTGCTAAAGTTCAGCCATCTTTGTGATACTGTTGCTTTACCATAGTAACCTTTTAAGTCTTTTTCGCAATAACATCTTTTTAGCATATTTTGCCAAAGCTGTTTAGCCTGCTTGTAATAAGTCGTGGTCTTGTCGTAATCCCCATAATACCCCTTACCATACACAGTAGGGAAATATTGGTCTTTTACTTTACCAGCTAATATATTAGAAATACAAGCAGTTTTGGTGGTGCCGGTGTCTATAAACTGAATTAAACAAGCATCACCATTCCTTTGCAGAATTTTAAAAGGGCCTGTAGAGTTTGAATTATAAATCATAGAAATTCTCCTATATTAAAATGCTGCATGTCACCATGCAGATGAGACTATATCTTAAACCTAAGTTATTAGGTTTCTCACCGCTTCGGAGCACTTGCCCCTACGCCTTTCGGCTAGTCGTTACACGTTCTGGTATTACACCAGCTTCGCTCGGTATTGTCTACTTGATTCCAAGTAGGTGTCCACCGAATTCAATGAGTTTATAGACGACCCAATTTAATCGTCTTTTTTCTTAGGATCTCCATCGAATATCTCCAATTCATCAAAGAAAGGAGTATTCCAATCACCCTTTACTACATTAACAAATCCAGCCTGAGTTACACTCGAAAATGGAGCAAATCTAGTTACCTTGGACTTTACAGGCTTCGATAGTTTCACATTGAAACCATATTCAGAAAGCCTCCGTTGGAAGTCTCTAGCATATGCTCCTGCTGCTGCTGCAGGGTCAATAGGTATAGAAATAATAACCTCTTGTCCATCCCGAATTGCAGTCTCAAATACTAACTTCTCAACTTCGTGTACTCTGTCTCGCATAGAAACGACATTTTCAACTGTGTAAACACTGTTCTTATCCTTTGACATAAGGACACCACGAGTCCAGTCAGGATTTGGATATTGTTCGGAGGGTAGACTAAACGCAAAATCCCAGGCTCTAATCCTTTTTGTTGCTTTAGGATTAGGATGATCTACAAGAGTAATCCACTCTCTCTTCCATAGTCCTGCAGCCTCTTGTCTTGCATACCAAGACCCCAATAGAAGACGTTCCATCTCAACGCGAGGAAGTTTCTTTAACTTACTAACGTAAGTCGGATCAGCCTTCATCAAAGGTGGATTATCATAAATAGTCCCTGGAATGAATGTAAAGGATAGAATACCAGAGTCATCCCCAGTACCATATTTCTTCTCTAGTTCTTCTCTAGTATCTGCCCACTCAATAGAGCCACCCATCGCTTGACACATATATCGAGTAGGGTAAACATCTTTTCTAATTGGAATGCCACGCTCATCAAGTGCAAATTCAACCCAATGTCGAATGAAACTATCGTAGTCAGGATTACCTGTAGCTACAATCTGCTTCTTATAATCAACTGAGGTTGAACGCAAACGAGAAAACAAATAAGTTACATTGTCTTCACTTAATTGTTGAATCTCATCAAAACCAATGAAAGTAAGTTCCGCACCTTGGAAGTTATATTTATCAGAAGCATTGTCAAGGTAAGCAAATTTGAGAACAGCTCCAGAACTAAAAACAAGTTCTAACTCTCTCATTCTTACTCTTAGTTTAGGATCTACTAATTTGTATAAATTAACTGCAGAGTCAAATAAACCACCAGGGTTTGTGATCTGCTTTGTTGTTCGCCTAAATATCACACCACGAGTACGTGGATGATGACAAAACTTTAGGAACGACATAAGTAAGCAATGGCTCTTTCCACTGCCCGCTGCCAGAAAGTTATGTACTTCGCTAGAGTACTCCCAAGTTTCCTTGGGTGTCGGACTATATCTTATGCTATAAAGCATCCTACTGTTTCAGATTCGCTTGAACCTTACTGGTTTCCCATAGTCTCTACACACGCCCGGGGATATTAAAAATACCCCCTGCTTGGCTCGGTATTGCCCTCGATTTTACGTTAGGGTTTCACCGAATTAAATAGGTTTTGAATGGAGGCACAACTTTACCACCATAGAAAGTAATATCTGCATCACTATTCAAGAATTGCTCTTGTGCTTTTGACGCTGGTGCAAATACAGTATTAGAACTCATTCAACCTCCTTATGTTTATTCATCCTTATTAACCATCTTTAAAGAGAATACAGGAGCTTTGTCAGTCTCTTGCATTTCTTCAGCAATCTCTTCATCATATCTATAATCATATAATTCATTGATTAAAGACTTATACGTCTGAATAAGTAAGGCTGCTGCTTTAAGTCTTCCTGCTTCAGAAGATTTATCATTTTCCATGATGTTCATGGCAGTAACAATTGCTTTTCCAGTATGTGGTTTAACCTTACGAGCTAACTCAAGTAAAGCTTTTTCCCTAAGCTTTCTATTTGATTTAGAATCGCCTGCTGCTTTTTCCAAAATTCGATCTTTAGTTGGTCTTCCATTCGGATTACCAGATTTACCAGGAACAAAAGGCATTATATTCTCCAAACGCAAAAACCCCGTGTAATATACACAGGGTAAAAATTAAATCTTATTGGTGCCTCAGGAGGGAGTCGAACCCTCAATCCCTTCGGCGCTGCGTTCTTAGCGCAGTGTGTATACCATTCCACCACCGAGGCTTTAATTTGGTCTTCATAGAAGGATTCGAACCTTCGACCTTATGCTCCCAAAGCAAACGCGCTACCAACTGCGCTATATGAAGATTGGTGGAGCCAGTGAGAATCGAACTCACCACAAGAAAGGTGCAAACCTCCTTCGCCGCCCTTGGTACATGCGACCCCATTTATTGGTGGATGACCTTGGTAACGATCCAAGCTGGCCGATAGACAACAGCTTTACAGGCTGTCCTCGCTCCTTACGAGTCTACTCATCCTAATTTATGGCAGAGTGTAAAGGAATCGAACCCTTACCGTATCTCTACAGTAGCCAGGATTTCAAGTCCTGTTTGTACCCTTTGTAGCTACACTCTAATTCATATTGGCGGAGTAAGTAGGACTTGAACCTACACGCCATTTCTAACGAGAGTTTAGCAAACTCTTGCGGCTACCATTTCGCCATTACTCCTAATTTGGATACAGTAACTGGATTTTAACCAGCCTGAAGCGAGTTTGACTTTTCCTACTTATGTAGGAGCAATTCGCTGCCTAGTCACTCGGCCATACTGTAATTCTGGTGCGGGTACTCGGATTCGAACCGAGAACTTCTGGGTGGAAGCCAGAGATGTTAGCCGTTAAACACCATACACGCATTATAAATTGGTGCTGAGTGGGTGAATCGAACACCCTTTGAATTTCTTCGACGGATTACAAAACCGTTGCACTCCCACTATGCTAACCCAGCTTAATAACTTTTACCTTCTCTATACCTTTTCATTCTACTATATCCCCCATTACCTTTATTCAAAGATTTATAAGTTTTAGTCAATGAGTGACAATTTGGACAAAGTAAGGTTAAATTTGATTCTACATTATTTTGACTATTACCATCAATATGTTCAACTTCAAGAGGAATTGTATTTGAAAATTGATTCTTTTCGACTGGCCGGTCTAGCTGTATTGAAATTTTGGCTCCGTTGGTAGGCTTCGAACCTACAGTACAATTAAGTGGCACATTAACAGTGTGCTGGATTTACCAATTCTCCTACAACGGAACAAATTTGGCAGACGAGGTTGGATTCGAACCAACGATCAGCGGGTCAAAGCCGCTTGAATTAGGCCAAACTATTCTACTCGCCAACAAGATCTTTTAAATAAAGACCCATCAAATGGTTGCCAGTGTTGGACTCTAACCAACGACCTATCGCTTATCAAGCGAGTGCTCTAACAACTGAGCTAACCGGCATCAATTCTGGTTGCGGGAGCCGGATTCGAACCGACGACATCAAGGTTATGAGCCTCGCACTCTACCAACTGAGTTATCCCGCATTAAACTCTTAGGGGTGACTAGAGAGACTTGAACTCTCACATTCAGGGTCACAACCTGAAACTCTAACCAGTTGAGTTATAGTCACACCTAAAAATTCTGGAGTCGATATCGGGGATCGAACCCGACTTTGGAGATTGAAAGTCTCCTGTTCTAACCAACTAAACTATATCGACATTGTAGAGACTATAGGGATCGAACCTATGACCTACTCCGTGTAAAGGAGCCGCACTACCTCTGTGCTAAGTCTCTATTATAGAAGCTTTCCACTTCAATGTCAAGTATCGTCATCATTCTTGATTAGTGTTTGTTGTAGCCAAACAACATGCATTTTCTTTGGTGCCAGAAGAAGGATTCGAACCTCCGACGCATTCCTCTTCAGGGAATCGCTCTACCATCTGAGCTATTCAGGCAAGTTTGGCGGGCAATAGGAGAATTGAACTCCTGTAAATGGATCGACAATCCACCGTAATAACCTCTATACGAATTACCCTAAATTCTTAACTGTTCTGACGTTGATGCTTCAACTTAAGCTTTGCAGCAACATCATCTAAACGTTTACGTGCGTTTGACTTCTGATTCTTATCATGAGTCAACTTCCCAGCACGACTTGTTTCAATATCCTTAAAGTACATAAAATCTCCTTTTTGTGAATCAATGAAGCTATTGTAGCAGAAAATTAAACCCTGTCAAGAGGTTCTTGCACTTCATCTAAGAAAACAGGCTTTGTCTTCCCAGAAGGATTTGTAATTGTTTGAACATCAGCTTCATACACGGATTCATACAAAACTGGTTCATTCAAACCATCTAGACACATTTCACATGTCAAAGTTTCATTAAATCTATTCTGCTTAAAATATGCACCACAAGAAATACAAATCATATGTTGTCCTTAATCATAATGCTGGTTACGGCTCCAGCGACAACTGCAAGTGCTAAAAGGAGTTAAAACACAAACGATGTCCGATTACATTGTTGTAACCTAATCTCACTCTATCAAAGCAACAGATAACTACGAAAGGAAATTAAAATAGCTTTTATTTGCTTCCAGAAAAGAATGTTTACAACAAAATTAATCTTTAATTAGTGAATTATATCATTTAATATCTGTATAAACAAGTATTATTTAGTTTATTCTTCAAATAAACAGAATTTACTTATTATTTTACTATATTTAAGCTTCAATCTAATCTCTAACCTCTTAGCAACAACTAAGTCCTGTATAACTCTAGTTTTCTTTATGTTTCCAGAATACCAACTTACTTTGTAAGTAAATACATCAGTAGGATGCGGAAGCACAGTAATTCCTCCCTGGATATTTTTAAGTGCTTCCTTAAGATTCTTGTAGTCTTCTTTCGAAATCTGCATTAGATTGGAAAGTCTAAAATCCTTTGTGTTTAAATTCCTATGAATAATCTTGAAGTCAGGAATTAAATCAACCCCATAACCAAGAATCAAACATAACTTATTAAACTTAATTTTTTTAGACTTACCATTCCCAAATACAACTACAGCATAACCATCTTCTTGAACAGAAAGAAATTTCTTTGTTACTTTATTTTTAATTTTACCACTATTTTTATCATAGTCAAGTATTTCCAAAATTTCTTTCATATTCACCTCAATCTAATGAATTATCTTCCTCTAATTGATTGAAAAGTTCTTCCCTAAGTTTTAACCTCTCAATAATTTCAGCAGAATCTAAATATAGTTCCCTACCCTTAAGTAAGTCATCAATTTCTTCTTCTGAAAGGAATCCTGTATAAGTTTCTCGCATAAGCTTTTCTGTAGTTTTAGTTGTGTGTTTAACATAAGCCTCTACATCTGCACATTTGCCAGCATATCCATATCTAACAGAATGACACAACATACTGGCATAAGGCCCTACAAAAATCTCATCACAATGTAAAGCTAAAATACTAGCTGCACTATGACACTCTCCAACAATCTCAGCTACTACAGTTGCCTGAGTACCTACAGTTGCATGCAAAAGGGCTATCAAGCCATCTAAACGGCCTCCAGGCGAGTTAATTCTGTACCTGACTACATCATCCCCGGTTGCACTAGAAACTGCGTGTGCCACGTTTCTGTAATAAGACGCCTCCTGCACAACTTCATCAATGGGGATGATAATCTCATTTGACACTGTAGAATTAACACAGAAAGGAAGTTCACCTTTACTTGAACCTAAGTCATCTTCATCAAATTCATTAAGTTTTAAGGAAGAACCTATAGTTTGTTTCATGTTTACTCCTTTGTGTTATTGGGTATTTAATTATAACACCAATGAACAAGAATTCAAGATTTATTGAATGCTTTCTTCTCGTCCCTGACAAGATTTATGATAAAGCGTTTTACAGCATCGGATCGCACAATATCATCTGTACTATCAAAATCAATCCAACCAAAAATGTCTTGCATCTTATGACGCTCAATAAAACCAGTCAACCAAACAAGGCCAGAATCACCTTTCAATTCAGACTGTCGAACATCCCCAGCAAGAATTAATGTAGAATTTTTACCCATACGAGTAACAATCTTAATAACCTCTTCCTTTGTCAGATCTGAAGATTCCTCAATAATCATGAAGGCGTTATTTATACTCATACCCTTCAGAACTTCTAAAGGAACAAACTCAATGTCGCCTTGCTCCAAAGCAATCTCCAGCATTGCAGAACCAAGTCGTTCTTTCAGGATAGGTATGACAGAACCAAGCCACATAGTCATTTTTTGCTGAAAACTGCCGACAGTAAACCCAACAGATTGACTAGAACTGATTGCTGGACGTGTGATTATGATTTTATTTACCCGACCCACTTTAAAAGAGTCCGCAGCCATAACAGTAGGAATGTACGTCTTAGATGTTCCTGCGAACCCAGTAGCAACAATAACAGGAAAGTTCTCAATTAACTTAATATACTCAGCCTGTTTGTCGTTCATTGGTCTTAAAGGATTTGCCTTCACAGCCTCTTCCCGTTGCGATTGAAACTTAGGTTTAATCTTCGAACTATCGCGTGAAGAACCCTTGGTACGCTGTACCTGTTTAGATTGTCGCATATTAAGTAACCTCCTTTATCGTCGTATCACCACTCACTGTAACCTATAGTATATCTAATCTAGTTAATCAACCTTAGCCTTACGTCCCCTCTTACCCTCAACCTCAACCTTATCTTCCTTAACCTCTTCAGCCTGAACCTTTTGAGCCTGAACCTTTTGAACAACTACTTCAAAATATCCACCATAAGCAACAGGATACATGTCATTATTCAAATAATTCAACTCATACCCCTCTTTCACCTTCTCAGTAACTCCAACTAAAAAGTCCGCAATTCCCATAGCTGAAATCTTTACCTTATTATCATTCAATTCCATGTACTCCATAGCACCTCCATAAATTAAACACAACTTAATCTTATCAAATTAATTTGATGAAGTCAAGACCTTAGGCTGAATAGCTTATCAAAATATACATATCTAGAAATATTTATTACTTAATTCCGAAGGAATAAACATTACAGTTATAAAGAATTTAAATAAATCAAATCAAAACTAATAATTCCTTATAAACAATAAATCTTATAAATAAGAAAATAAATTATTTATTAAATATAAATATTTTAAAACATTAATTTTATGTGCAAACTGCACATGAATGTTAATGAATCAACATACATTTTTAATTTTAGCATATTTTTTGTGTAAAGTCAAGGAATTGTCGTCAAAACTTCCTTGTGGTGTCAACACCACGAATCTTAGTTTTGAAACAAGTTATGAAGACTTCTTTATGATCTGATTCATTATTTTTGTGTTCCTGTTAGGGTTTCACCCTATACTTCATAAGCTCGTTGTGCCAGCACAACATATTGTTTATCTATCCAAAACTTAATTGTATCATCTATTGATAACTAAACATAAGAAATCTGTTCTTAACATAGTTCTATTTCCTCTTTAAACGACTCCTAAGAGGTTTTCAGTCTAAAGTAATACCAGTGCTAGGGTAAGACCTTTAAATCGATTATAGACCGTTTTAAGAGATCTCTAAATTTTAACAAATTTACCTTTTATAAAAAAAATTTTTAGTCATATTAAAAGAATAAAGGTGACTTTCACCGTAAGATTTTGTGTTCTATTTTAATTAAAGTTTTATAATGGTTTCAGTTTTAATTAAGTTAGATAAGTTGTTGATTTATAAGGGTTTAGTGATTTTAATAGCAGTATGGCTTAGTTGCTTGATAGGACAATCCCCACCCCCTTCTATATACTCCAACAATTTTAAAATATCACACGAATTATAAACCTTGCAAACACACCAGCTTACAGTCTAATGCCTCTGGTTCGTTTATTTATTTGCGAAGCAAACATTTTATAGCAGCCATAACGGATAACGTTAAGCGTTAAATGTGCATTTAACACATTTTACTATAGTACCATAGCACCTCCAGCGATTGAGCTAACAATTAACAATCAACATTGCCCACAAACCCATAACACAAAGCATTAAACCCTTCAAATTTAACCATAACAATAGAACAATCCATAAAGACAAAAGCCCCCAGGCTGTTAACCTGGAGGCTTCATTGTGGTGTCAACACCACGAACATTTTGCACCTAACGCGAAGCGTTAAACACACACCCTGCGATCCATATCCACCCCATGAGCATCAAACCCATTACCAGACAATGGACTAACAGCAGGGAGTATAGGTTAATTAACTTTCTATACGCCTTGAATCTCTTTCTATATTGAAGATATTTAATATTGAATATATTATTCTCCTTATTAGTCAATATACATAATGGCTTCAGCCTTAGGTAATATGCTTGCGTCCAGTGCCGTGAGCCACAATAGCTATCGACTTCGCCTTAATAGTTTGACCCTTGCACAAACTACAATCTGAGCATGTGATACTCTTTTCAATATTAGCCTCTTTACTAGCCGGGCATAGTATCTCGTTTGGCATAAGGCTATTATGTCCGAAATCCTGATATTCCTGATAAGGGATAATGCGGAAGGTTCTAAAACCCTTAGACTGTGCTCGATGATATTCGTCCTTATTATCGACTGAGATCATGCACAAATTGATTGTGCGATTATCGGGGTTAGTTTCTGATTGGTGGGTGTAGCCTGTCCATGTTTTAGCCTTAAGGGTGAGGCTTGCCCATACATAATGCGGCACTGCAAGGGGATCACCATATGAACCTATCCGGATAATATGGTCACACCCTAGAATAGTTAGACTTTGTGCTGAGGGGTACTTGCCTGCCTTGAATGCCTTATAAACCTGATTGGGGCCATGTATCAGGTTAACATAGCAGGCCCTATTATCGGCCCAACCCTTAGATTTTGCTGGGTTAGGGGTGCCCCTATGCTTGCAGTCTCCACATATTGAGTAATCGTCACCATGTCGTGACGCCGAGAGGGGGTTAATATCAGCCCTGAGAATATAGGTTTGAGCCATGTTACCAGTTTTGACGTTATCCGATCCTGCCAAATAAATGACAACAATCGGTTTTCCGTCGATAAGGCTAGGGCCTTGATAAATGATAAATCCGGGCATTGGTTAAACCTCCGGTAAGGCCCCTGGAAGGGCCTAGGATCAATTGAAATGGATAGGGTTAGGGGTAGGTGCTAGATGCCTGTTTTCACTAGGTCTAGCACTGTTTCGATGGTTTTGATTCGACATTGCATTTTGGTTTACCTGTAGCGGCTCAGATATTTCAGAAAATCTGAATCCCTTAGAATCTGATAGTCTGACCATGTTATGGCGTAACTATGTGGGAGCCTATGTTCTGTTTTGACATGGATGCGACTGCAGATGTCCACATATTTAGAATTGCCGATTGTTGATATTCTAGCTGTTACACCAAAACAATCGGTTTCGTACTCTTTGACTTGCATATTAAATTAACCCCTTTTCAGCAAAAGATACTGCCCCCGAAACGCCGACAATCATGTGATCCAAAACCCTAACATCAACAAGGGATAGGCTAGATTTTAGGGTTTGAGTCAATAGTTCGTCAGCCCTTGATGGCTCCAATAAACCCGATGGGTGATTGTGTGTAAGGATTGTGCTAGCTGCGTTTAGAGCAATCGCCCGTTTAACAATCTCACGCGGGTAGACGCTTGTTTGCGTGAGGGTGCCGTGAAACTCAATCACAAAATCAATTAGTCTATTTTGTGCATCAAGATACAACACCCCGAAAACCTCGCGCTCCAGGTGCCCAATCTGCAATTGTAAATAATCTTTTACGACTTGAGGAGAATTGAAAACGGGCCCTGATTTCATCGCACGATAGAGGATATTTTTCGCTTTGGTAATAGCACGAAGTTCGGATTCTGTAAAATGTGACATAAATAACCTTGAATTAAGGGTCAAAAGAATCTAACCAAAACCCCCGATATTATCAGGGGCTAAGGGTTAAAGCCTTATTATCCGAAATAATCTTCTTCAATCTCAAACAGCATGCTATCTGAGTAATCCTGTTTAAATTTTAGAATCGCCATTTCTGCATCATGGTATGTCTTATAAACGCCCATATTAGACTTTTCGCTAGGGCATGTTACTGAGAACATGATAACCCTGTAGATCTGTTGGTTCATTTATTTACTTCCCCCCGTGTAAAATGACGAACTTGCGCAAGGGCTGATTCGCGGCATATTGCTTGCGCTTATCCTCGGTTTGCTTGTAGTTGACCGTGACTGTGCCCCTTGCGGTAATGCCCAAGAATTGCCCAGTTGCACCAAAGTTTTTGACCCATTGTCCACGATGTAAACTATTGAATTGTTCGTTAGACCACCCACTAGTATCGATTGTTTTTTGATACTTTCGACCAATGGGGATACGTTTTGTCTTTTTGTCTTCTTGCACTGTTTTGGTTTCCTTTTGTTGGTTCAGTTGATCTTGAAAGAATTTGATTTTATCTTGCAAGTATTTGATGCGGACAGAATAGGTTTCTTTTGTCACCTTTCCGATATGGTCAATTAGACGAGGACATAATCTGCAAGCGCATCATATGATTTAACACGCGGGTTATTCTTTCTGGCTTGTTGTTCCTTCCAATAATCTGGGCGTGACAATTCCTCGAAACTGCGGCGATGCTGCAAAGCCTTGTTGTGAACCTTTTGCAAGGCTTGATTAACCGATGCCATAAAATCGGCTTCGTTTTGCATCATATTGATTTTGGGCATTTGTATCCTTACTTCGTGTAATCGGTAATTGTTTGAACGATAAAAGGGGCTGCAATAATCAAACCGATCACGATAGCCCCCAAGTATTCCCGGCCCTTTGTTTGAGCCTTGAGGGGCTTGTAAACGTGTTTCGAGGGGTGCATCCAGCTTGGGACAGTTTGAGGGGTGAGGCCCAAGTTTGCATCATGTTCGTTTTTCATATTATGCCTCAAAATCAAAACCCAGTTCACGCATATTCTGTGCCACCTGATCGCGCAATGTGTCGATTGTGTCCACGTCGTCGGGGTAGTGCGGACAATTATTGTCTAGGCTGTCTGCTAGTTCATTAAAATGTAGATTTATGGCGAGGGGCAGAAAACCGGACAGTGAGCAGGTTCCCGCCGGGTTCTCAATGTCAGCCCGCATTTTGAGCCGTACCGCATCAGCTACAATTTTAGCAGTGATTGCAGCCCCTTTGAGGGTCATTTGAGATTTGACAGAAGTCAATTGTTCAATTGTCAGCATGATGTGGTCCGTTTAGCGTTGGTTGAAAGTAACGGGGGCTGGTTGATTTCGATCAGCTTGAAAAATTGAACACTGACGTTTTCATCAGTCAAGTCAATTACCCAGTAGTCATCGGGCGAGATGAAATGGGCTTTGTCAAAATCATCAACCCAGTCGGGAACCACACCATTTACTTTGATAATGTCGTATTCTTTAGGGTATTCCATTTAATCACTTCCTTTGGTTTGTGTGAGGGCTTGACGTAGTATCATGTTTTTCCTGTGTCGTCTGCATTGCTGCATTGGTTCCCATTATGCACAGAATTCCGTTGTTTTGTTACAACAAACTGTAATAATTTGTAACGCTATTGAAAACCCGTCCCTAGATCTAGACACGCATGCACGCGTAACACAAAACACAAACCCTAGTAAAATACTTTGTTATTATTTTACAACATGTGGATAAGTCTGGATTTTTGTCTATGTAAACCCATGTTTAGAACCTGAGGATAGCTCCATGTTGCGAGAACTATATTTTTTGAGACCAGACTATAGGCAAGGGGTGAAAATCGATTGTAGAGCGTTTTAAGGGCATTCCTGAGGATTCGTCATTTAGTGACAATTCAGTCTAAGTTAGGATAAACCCTAGATTGATCAAAACTGAGTAGAAACCCTACATATGTAGGCACAGAGCTTGCTTAGTCTCTAGTTGTAAATTCATATGTTAAATGTGAAACGTTAAATTGGTCTGGTGTAACAAGTTCAATTTCGGATTCAGTCCAAATAAAAGGACTCCCATTTAATATATAATGATTAATGTTCAGATGTGAATATATCTTATTAATCTCAAAGCATTTATTAATTGAGTTGCGCTTTTGCGGGTTAGTCTGTAACCCTTTTGGTTTAGTGATACGACAGTGCATTTATTTCCCCTTATTTAATATTTATCGTTAAATGGTTATTTATTACTGGTTAATTTTATCCGGTTAACGCTCTCCGTTATTCGTAATGCGTTATCAACAATTTCCTGGCTTATTTACGTTTTGAGGATAGGGCATTTTCGATCTGGGCTTTTGTTAAAAAACTTTTCAAGCTTGAAATTTTACTTTTGAGTTCTGAAAAAGAATAAAGCCCATTCCAGATATTTAATCCAGATCTGGGCTTTTGATTTAAATTCTATTTCAACCAATTAACCGTTTTTCAAGTTCAATTAGATTTTCATTTAACTCCCAAACAGTTCTATTCCAGATCACATGATCAACCTCAAACTTATTGTCAGGATTAGATTTGATCACATCAAGCAATTTCAATAGTGTTCTAACTTCACTTGCAGTTACTTCAATTGTACCAATGGCATTTCCATGATGAGTTTTGTGATACATATTAATCTTCTTTAACTTCTACCTTGGTAAGACTGAAATCTAGTCGGACATATTGAGTGATGTTTTGTTCTTTAATAAAAGACTCCCATTCATTATCTGAATATTTGTCATCAGTTACAAAAACCACTCCATGTTGATTTTCACAAGTATAATAATACTTATCAACAAACTTCTTTTCTTTTGGTTTGACTCGATATTCTAAAGTTTTATTCCAAACTGGGTCTGCATTTAGATCATTCCAAACAACAGAATCTTTAAACTTGTACTGAAACTTGATAGTGAAATCATCAGCCCACAGTTTAATCAGTTCTGCATGAGGATGAGGTGTGGGCTTGTTAAATTCTTGTTTGGTATCAATCTTCTCTACGTGTTCAGTGTCATCGAGCCGCCATTGCACAATTTGACCAATGTTATCTTCAAATTCATGAGTAGCAGTTTCCCATTCAATCCAGACAATATCTCCTTCATGTGCCCATGGGTAAGTATATTGCGGTGGTTTTACTTTACCTGAACCAACAATTACCTCATCTTCAATTTGGTTAACCTTATCCCCAACCTTCAACTCATTACCATTACGATCTTTACGAACATATTCTTGCATCTTAATTCCTTTAAGTATTTGATATCTTGTTAATCTAATTCTATAAATCTGTAGAAATTTCTTATATAATTTCTAGGATTCTACACGATTTTTGACAGGATTGTTCGGATTTTGGTGTATTGTCAATTGCAGTAATTGTATTAGTTCCTTTCAGATTTAACAACTTCGTAGCGTGTAAATAGCATTGTATCATATCCACCAAGGATTTGTACTTTATAGACTGCAAACTGTTGTTTTTCTGCAATAGATAAATCTCTATAGACTTCAACAATTTGCTCAAATGTCATCATCCCAGAAGCATATTTTTCAGCTTCAGAATATGATTCAAATACTTCGTTTCTAGTTAGGATATTCATGTTTAATCCAATTCATAATCATCATATTTATCACCTCTACAAGCTTGTTCTACTTTCTTTCGACTAGCTTTATTGTTTAGGTTTACGATTAGACATTTTTTACAATAACTCCATCTGCCTAAAAGAAGTCTACCAGAAAAATTATGACCTTTTGGTACTTTACCTTTTTTGTATTGCATAAATTTCCAAAATCTAGATCTGAATTTTACAGAATTATTCAGTAAGGTTGTGTGTTTTGTAGAATTCAGTTTGGACTCGTTTTGCTTTATCAATTGTATGATAATATTTCCAATGCACAGTTACCCAGTAGGTGTCATCTCTAAGTACATTATATGCTAATACTTGAATTCGTAGACAGAATCTACCATCAACTTCAGCAATTTCGTATTTACTTTCAATAATACGTTCTGACTTCATATTTACTCCTCTAGATCTGAATTTTACAGAATTATTAGGTTATTTCGGTCTACTGAAACTTTTACAGATTCAACTCTAAGTCCATGAACACTTTCACGTTCAGCAAACCAGTTTGCAGCATGATACGCTTCATATGAATCAAACTGATAATATTTACCATCAATACCAATACCGCCAATACACAGGTTATCCGATGGATCATTGATGACTCTTTCGTATACAAGAACATCTACTGCTTCAATTTCAGGATTACCATTATCATCAATCTTATTCCAGTTTTCTTGAAACTCTTTTCGGTAAAGAGAGTAGATCCAAAATTCAAGTTTCTTTTCCATTCGTATCTCCTATTAACTCGATGCAAGAAGTATGCTTTAGAAAAAGAAAAAGGTCAAGAGACTATTTAAAGACCCTTGACCTCAGTTGGTTATTTGTTGTATTTTTGCACTTCTTGTTTGAAGGTCAAGGATTCATTCAGCTTTGATTCCTTAGGCTTGCTCAAACGGTCTGTAAAGGGCTTAGAAGCGACTTCTTCATCCATCTGATGGGTTACTACCTCTGAAGGCTTAAAAGGCTCTACGTGCGTTTTAGGCTTAATCAATGCAGAGTTGAAAGTAACTAAAATACCTACAATTAGAGTTACCAACATTGCATATTTACTAAAATTCTCTGTTTCTTTACTTTTGCATGTAATATATGAATAAAGTGAAAGAGAAAGAAGTGCAAGATTCCAAGCTGGATATGCAATTACAAAATCAATCAAGTAATTCATTACTTAGGAGCCTTATTAAAGCCAGCAAAAACATCAGCAGTTACATTGCCAGGGAGAATACCATTCCACTTTTCAATCCATGCTGCTTGATTGTCAAGACGTTGCTTTTCTAGCACAGCAGAAGTAATAGTTTCAGCTTGGACGCGGTTCGCTGCTGCAGTAGTTTGAGACTTTTCAATTTCAATCTGACGAGTCAAACGTGCTTCTTGCAATTCACGTTCAAGCTTTACTTTACTAATCTCAAGTTGAGCTTCTTCTGTTTGAATCTGTTCTCGCCTTTGTGCTGCCCCTTCTTGAGCCTTAGTAATAATCTCAGGATATTGAATCTGAGAAATTCCAACATATCGAGCATTAAAAGGTGTTCGTTGTGCAATGGTATTAGTCAAATGCTTGCGCAATTCAGCATTAATTTGTTCCAAATTAGACGACAGTTCAGCAATTGAATATTTACTGATAAAACTTGTTGTCTCAGCAGCAATGATACTTTGTGCATACGTGTAATAAATAGTAGCCCACTTAATCTGTGCAGTTTGCTTATTATTATCACTATCGTCTTCAGGTGGCAAAGTATTGAACAAAGAATCAACCTTAGTAGGATTAACTGCAAGAGTAGTTTGAACTGGAACAGTCAATTGTAGCTTATCTGTTGGCATAAAAACTACAACCTTTTCAACAACTGTTTTATCTGACTGATCCAGAGTTACCAGCTTGTCACAAACACTCCAGCAGTAATCCAAACGGAATTTAGATGTAGGAATTGTATTCTTTTGATAACCATCATTTGTCATGATTTTACCAATGTTAGCTGGTGGGACTTCAACACGTTCACCACAACCAGTAATAGACATTGCAGAAACTGCAATCAAAGCAATAGAACAAAACTTAATACACTTTTTAAACATGATTTCCTTTCGTTGTTTAATAAACTAGATATATTTTAGATACCTTCTTCTTTAGCAATCCAATACGCAAAATGCAACCATTGAAATCTTGCACCTTGACGGGCTTCACCTTCTTCATACTCCTTGAAAGAATTGAAAGCATACTTAAAACCAAGTGAATTAAGAAAATCCATTACGTCATCATATTTTACATTGGAAAGATATTCGTTTTGTTCAGCAATATCATTGTATGCTCGTTCAAGGCAATCACATGTGGATTGAGAAGAATACTTTTCACCTAAACGATCTGGATTATAATCTTCATAATCTTGAAGATATGTAATAGCCTTCCAAATAATTTTAGTAATTGGACCTTCTTCAACTTCTACAGGTGTAATCCAATTGTATCGAACATACCAAGAATTCCCAAATTTATTGGATACATCATTAATCTTATACCACTTATCTTTAATCTTAGCAACTACTTTAAAAACCTTATTTTCATAAGAATCTTCTAGCATATTAATTGTATAGTGATCAAATTGACGATTACTATATTCCTTATTCAGAATTTTTGGAAGTTGACGAATAGTTACTTCTTCACCAATTTTAAATGTACGTTTTTGCATGTTAATCCTTAATTTGTAAAGTAAAAATAAAGGTCTACTCCCATTGTAGAGAAGAAGACAATTGCTACAAGGTTCCTAACAACCTTCCACAATAGCATCTTATCATAGAAGGACATGTGTTTGTAAGTTTCGTGGAAAAAATACCACAGACTTGAAAGTACAAATAAAGCAAAACAGATCTTCAACATCAGCACATTCCTTGACTCATTGCGACTGCAAGATTATAACACCACCAACGACGAAGTTGTCCATAAGGTGTATCAGGATCTGATTTATTCCATTGGGCTTCATATTCATCCTGAAGTAGATGTCTAACCTTGGTATTCCCTTTGCTAGTAAGAACATGATACTCAACTGGAAGGTCTTCGTCTTTATTAAAAACTTCTTGACTTTTCAGGAAATCATAACCAGTTTTATAATAATTCAAATAAGAGCACATTCCAGTACTCTGGTAACTTTCCAAATACTTCAAAATAACTTCAACTTCACATTTATTTTGATCACCAAATTGGAACATGTTTTGAGTCATTTCTTACCTTTCATTTTGAGTAGCATTTGAGTTACTTCTACAGCAATTTGTTTACCTTGATGTTTATCAGGATGACAAAGTTGAAGTATTTTCTTAATCATATCTGGAGACAAACATTTAGTTTCCTTAGTATTGATTTAAATAAATCGCATGTTAATATGGTTGGTGTGCAGGGACTTGAACCCTGTTTTGAAAATTAAAAGTTTTCTACTTCACCATAAAAGTTTCACACCATTATTGGTGCGAGTGAAGGGATTCGAACCCTCAATCCCTTACGGGCAACAAGGTTTAAGCTTGTTCTGTATACCAGTTCCAGCACACTCGCGTTTGTTAAATTAGGAGATCATATGAAAGTTTCAATCGAAGAATTAATTATAGCAGTAAATACATCTAAGTCAATGGCTGAAGCAGCTTCAAAACTTCCAATAAATTTTAAGACGTTTAAGAAGTACTGTAAAGAGCAGGGCCTTTGGAATACTAATCAATCAGGAAAGGGTTGT